TTGGCAACTGCAATATCATACTCTTGCTTATACTTTTCCTTGTATATGTCTATTTCATTCTGCAAGGTGTCTATATAGGAATCGGCTTCATCTTTATCATAACCAAGATATTTTTCCCTATATTCTTTTTCGGGGGTGTCCTTACTGCATTTAAGTTCTAGTTCGATTGGTTTTAACGGATTCATTATTAAGTTCCTTGAAATGCATCATAAGTTGTTCCCATTTGTCACGCCATCGGGAATAGAAATTGGAATCCTTACTATCGCAGTAGCCGGTTCGTAGCCTTTCTTTTATTTCGGCATCCATATACCGATGCCACATAGCACTACAATACATCCACATATTCTGGCATCGCTTGTACTTTTGATACCGAATATAAGCATTCGCCATAGCCCTATCATACACAAGGCGATTATAATAAACTACCGGTTTTAATTTAGAGACTTTACGCATTTACAAGAAATCCTTTGGATTTGTTTCCGGGGGCAAGTCAAGAATATGGTACGAAACTTGCTTCATATCTCCGCAGGGTGGAACTTGCTGGTCGATAGTTATTTCAAGTTTATCCTTATCTACACCAGAAACGGAAACATAGATAGATATATCATTGCGGACATTATCATCTTCAATTCGTATAATCATATTAAACTAATCAAATGTTGAAAGGTCATCCGTGCCAAATTCTTCATTGAACTTTTCCATTTCACGCTCTCGTTCGTGTTCGGGGCAAAGGTTCTCGATGCGATAAAGTTTCTTTTCCCTTTCGGACATCGTACATTCCCAAGAACCTACGAAATCATAAAGGTCACAAGTTTCCCAATCTTCCATAATTCATTCCTTTGGTTCTAAAACCATAGTTAAGCCATCCGAACCATTCGGGTGCAATACAGTATATTTTACGGATTCCAAGACATCAAAAGAGTTTTCGGGTTTAGGCACATCATCATATCCACGAAGCCACCTATCCACTTCGGGGGGTGTGTCATCCGTGTCAATCGCAACGGCACGGAACAAACCCTTTTCCGATTTAAGATGATTGCGAAAGGCACACCGATTGAGTTCACTTATAGACCGAAACGGAGATACAAGAACGGCAGACAATACATCGTTTTGTTGGATGTATGTACACAAGACGTGCTTATGTGTTTCTTCAACATAACCCTTAATCGTGAATCCGGGGTGCTTAATATCAACTATTGGCATAATCAAATATCTCCGATATTCCCTTTAGCATCTTCAACCTTACCCACTTTTTCTTGGATGGGCAAGCAATCATCGCAAATGAAATTATAATCGGTTATATCCATGATATGGCAGAGCCGAAGCCGTGTGGTCTTCTTTACATCTCCGCAGATGTCACATTCAAATTTCATCCGTAAAACTCCTGGAAACGATATTGTTGTGTAGCATCGGGGTACTTTTCCTTATCCACAAGAGAATTGAACATATCGTAGGGGCGAACATATAATTCAAGGTCTCCATAGAGTTGGCGATACACGACCATCTTCTCTCCGGTTTCCGAATGTGTGGCAAAATCTTCTACGATATATAACTTGCCCTTGAAATGCTTATAGATGCAATGTTTTCTAATGACTCGCATTGGCTTCAAGTTCCTTATTGTATAACTCGATAGCGCACTTCTGGCAGATTTCAACATAGTTCGCTTTCGGTGGTGTAAGAGTATCTGCAAAGCAAATGATACTTTGACATCTATCGCAAATGTGTTGAACTCCCACCATACCGGTGTATTCGGATTTTTCGGATATGCTAATCATTAGATTCCTCGACTACTTGCATACGATAGCGCTTACCACCTTTCGTAAAACAAAAATCTTGTTTATTGTCTAACAACCATTGTGCCGAAGCACCGATAGCCTCATCAGTGACCGGGGATTTTGTTTTCCAAATTCCGTGTCTTGTAAGTACACCTGCATAGATAGCGGAAATTCCGCAACCGACATGGTATTGTGGCATAGTCTTGTTCTCCTTTAATCATTATACATTCAAGATAGACCTTGATAATTTATAGAGCTTTTCATACTCTGCATCTTTAACAACATCGGGAAACCAAATCTTCAAACTTTCTAGGGCTTGATGAATAAACATCTCATAGCCATACACGACTTTGCAACCAATAGATTTGGCATAGGACACCAATTTAGTTTCAATCGGATTATAAACGCAATCGCAAATGACTTGATGCGGATGAATAGCATCTTCGGGAATAGGCAAGTAATTATAACCCGGAAGCTCCATTCCACACGGAGTAGCATTGATGATGATGTCTTGCTTTTCGGATGCTTCATAAGTGAACTTATCAAGAGCAATGTATGTTGCAGGCTTACGGAATTTATAAACCTCGTTTACTTCTGCCGCAAGGGTCATACACGAAAATTCATTTCGGCTAGTAATCAAAACATTTCCGCATTGAGCCATAGCGAATGCCAAGCACCTAGCCACACCACCAGAACCGATAATAGTAATGTTCTTATCGCCAGCCGTAAAGAACGGCCCAAGCCCTCGCATAAAACCAACGGCATCCGTTGTAGTGCCACATAGTTCATTGTCTTCCCAATAAAGAGTGTTTACACTTTCGGACATAAAACTCATTGGAGATAAAGAATCTACACACTTGGAAACTGTTTTCTTCCACGGCATCGTGACATTAGCACCATGGAATCCTTGTTCCTTGAGCATAGAGATGGTATCGGGCAGATTAGTTGTGTCAAGGGGTGTGTAATCCGCATCAATGCCCAAATACTTGAAAAGTGCATTATGGAGTATAGCGGACTTACTATGAGAAATAGGGTGTCCAATTACATAAAGATGCTTTGTCATTAAACAAAATCCTCTTGTTAAATCTTATGAAAACCGAAGCCGGGACCATCCTTGAGAAACTTCTTGCCGTCGTGTTCTTCATACACAAAGTATTGACCGCAATCCCTGCATCTGCAAGAAATCCAAGTCTTGTGTCTGCCGGATGTCGGGCCAAACTTTCCAAGAACATTAAAGTTATTATGGTCACAAAACTTTCGTTTAATTCGTTCAACAATCTTCTTAATAACGAAATTCATTTTGTCTTCTTCTTGCTCTTGTTATTGTTCTTGTATAACATATCTAGGTATGCTTTCTCTGTTCGTCTTACGGCAACATCCCATGTAGTAAGTATGTAATTGCTAATGTCACAAACTTTCAACTTGTCACCACGTTCTTTAACAAGTTTAAAACAATCAATAGACAAATCAACAAGGGCATTAACCGTTGATACACCAAATTCATTTTTATGGGCATCAAGATATTCTTCAAGTTTCTTTTCAGTTGGTGTCATCATACCTTATTCTCCTTTAAAGATTCGTGGGTAATTCGTTTCGGTGTTTGATTATGCATAAACCTATCGGTAAATGCCTTGGCAACATTGATAGCGATGGTATGGAGTTTTTCAATCTCCGCAGGGTCATAGGACACTATCTGGTAGGAATCCAGACCATACGGCAATTTTTGTGTATCGGGCTTTAATTGATTAGCGGCTTTCGCAATCTCATAACTTTCTTCGCGGTTCGCATATTGGTAAGTATCGTCATCAACCTTGACGATAAATCCCTGCCAATTTGGGGGGTACTTGCTATTAAATTTCCAATCGTAATTTAACCGGGCAAGGTTCATCAAGGCAACACCGTGATTAGTTGCCACATCAAAAGGATGCTTCAAATCTTCATAGTATGCTACACAAGCGGCTACAATCTTTTTCATATTACAATTCCTTTTTAAAAACTCCTAAAGCAATCCACTCAAATAAGATGCTACAACATGGGCATTATTATCTACAATACTTTGCAGGGTATAGCAATCCACGGATTGCCAATCAATAAAGATGCCGGTCTCATCGGCAATCTTTACCTTTTGTCCATTAGCAAGGCGATACAATATAGCCATATCACGGGGCTTTTCTATTACGAAATGATTAGGGTATCGGGCTTCAAGTTTTTTATACAAATCAAATACATTGTATCGTGGCATACACAACTCCTTATGCAGTAAAAAACAAGCTCTTATTTTCTGTAATATACTTGTATGCTTCCAAGTCCTTGTTGTAAGGGAATGCATCATCAAGTTCGGCTTGAATTTGTGCTTTTGTCTTTTCATCAAGTTTGGATTTCTTCAAATCTTTCATAAGGCTTTCGCTCAACTTCTTCTTATAAGCCACAGTACCCGTGATATACTCTGGCTTATATAAAGAATTATACACAAGAATACCATTCATAATCCAATCAAGGTGCTGGATGGCATCAATGGATTCCCATTTAATATGCAACCAACCGGTATTGGGTATGTCCATAGAAACCATTTCAACATCGTTGCCAAAATGCAGATAAATTACATTGCCGTGGCTTTGGAATTGCATACCGGATTCTCCCCAGCCATCGCACATAGCACCATCCATATCATCAACAATTTTATTCAAGATGGCCTTGAACTTATCCGTATCATAGAATAATTCATTCTTCACACGATAACTGCAACATAACAAGATACCCTTGTCCTTATCGAACACGATAGTATGCATCGCATTCTCAACACCATCGGGCAGATATTCATTATCCAATGGAGCATTGTTAGCATTAAAGGTATAGATGTATCGGTCAATGATGTCCGGGTAAATAAAACGATGCTTGGCGATGTCATCAATATCCGTTGAATCACTCACACAAACTTTAAAGAAAATCTTAACGATTCTGGAATCATAGTTGTCCATAAGTCTTGAATTTCCTTTACCTTACAGCGGTCATTTCCATAACGAACGCTTCGGTTTTTATAATCTTGCAGAACAATGGGGTCATCGTAGATTGATAGGCTCTGGGTATATCATAAGCATCCTTATGTGCAATACAAGATACCGTGTAGGATTCCCCACTATTATCCAGATTATCCATTGTCTCTTTTATTTGTTCATTGATATAGGCTTGAGCATCTTTCAAGGTATCATAATCGGAATCACATAAATGCTCCGTGACGGCACCTTTCGTGTTCAAAAGTAAATGAACCTTGTACGGATATTTCGTAGCCAATATCTAGTCCTTTGATGCAGGGGCATTAACGATGTCCAAGAGCTTTCGGCAAAGATTACCCTTGGCTTCTTTAAGTTTCGCATTTTCCAAGCGGAGAGATTCAATTTCCTTATTCTTCGCCTTGAGCCTATCCTTAAAAAAGCAATAAGCAAAATAGATACCAAAGGCTTCGCAGATGTAGCATTGTGTAATCGGAAGCCAAGCGTCTTTAATAAAATCAATCATTGTTTTCATTTTCCTTTGTTGATAAGAATACCCAGTTCCAAAGCAATGTTCCGAACTGCGGTATAGTGTACATTAAACTTTCGAGCGGTAGCCCTAATCTTATGTGTGGCTACAAGTTCGTTAATAATCGGCTCTCGCAACTGGGCGATGCGTTCCTTTTGAGACACCTTTTGTTTACGAATCGGGTTGAATGGAATACCAAGAAAATGTGCCTTTTCGTATGCGGCTTGTCTAGTCCGTCCGGGTGGAATTTTCTTCTTATGGAGCATAGCGATTTCATATTTGCTCCAAGTGTTATCTATCTTCGCGGGGGCAACTTCTTTTTGGATGGGTTCTAAATCTTTCTTTATTGGATGGAAAGGTATTCCCAGTTCGTGTGCTTTACATCTAGCACCACTAATAGTTCTGCGGGATGGCATCTCGCCAATCTTGAGCAAGTTTATTTCATTGTCCGTCCAAGTTTTATTGAACATAGGCATTAGTCCTTATTATGATTTAATTCAGCGATAGATACCGGTTCCAGTTTAAATTCGGGTTTCTCCCATCCGTAGCAACGGGCGAGCAGGTCAGCCATTACCAGGCTTGTCTTACCCACTAGCGGATAGCCACATTCGGGTGGGGGTGTGTTCGGCTTGTATCGCATAATGGAATCTCCTTAATAAGTTTAACTATGCCGACTTACTATCCCAAATATAACTAAATATCACAAGGATGTCAAGACAATTTTATAAAAATTATAAGTGGCTTCAATGAACTAACTAGGCATACTTGGATGCGGCAATACCCATAAGTTCCATTGTTGCAGATACTACCGCAATAGTATCTAGGGGGCATTCCCGATGGGCAAGGTAATAATTCTCATAGTATAAATCAATCTTGTAGTGGTCTTTGCCAGAGCGAATATAGGCTTCGTACTCAAGGCGAATATCCGGGAACTTGCGAAAATCCACAACGGAGCCACGGACAACAAACGACCTATCACGATGCATCGTGACTTCAAAAGGTGGGAATGTGCAAGTATCACGGATTCCCTGCGAGATGGCTTGCCATACACACTTTCCCAAATAATCAAGGGAATAGTCCGCTTTATCGGCAAGGTCATATACATCGCAGTCTTCGGGGAGCTTGTCATAAGTAAGTGTAGCCATTGTATTGTTCTCCTACTTGGGGCATATAGTTATAACTCTCTTGATGGGCAATCTCTTATGTGTGCATTGATAGCAACGGTGCATCCACGAAACGGCATCATCATACTTTTCATAAGCAATAGGTCCAGTCAAATCGGGGATTTCCCAAGAACCATTCGCATATTGTTGTACCGAAAATCTGCCATCTTCGAGTTCAACGATTCGGAAATCTCCCGGCTTTGGTGGTGGGAGGATTCCATAGAAACTAGGCAAGGCTTTGGACTTGGAACGGAATATAACGATGACACCCCAAATTATAACACAAAACAAAATGACGATGCAGACAATAACTGGGAGTAGGCAATCTTGATTCACAATGATATTTCCTTTTATTTTGTTGATAAGTTGTGGTTTTTGTTTATAGCGGAATGTTCCGCATAACGAGTCCTAGTAAAACTTCGGTGTGAATGTTCTTTCGTTTCGGGCAGAGTGGATAAATTGCCTAATGGCAGAGTTCCGCTTCTTATCCTTAAAAAGCGAAATCGGCTGGATAGTATAATCTACCGGCTCAATAGATTTTCCGCATCGTTCGTGAAAATCATCGCCATAAGGCATATTGGCTTTCAATGCGTCTTCATCCACAAACACACCGATGATGGCGCCATACTTGTTTCTCAAAATGAACGCTTCGCTAATCGGTTTTTCATCTGCCATTATTCAAACCAAGTTCCTTTATTGATGACAACTGGTCATCAATGGATGCCAACCACGAACACTGGGCTTTAGTTAAGCCGTTATTAAACCAGATGCCACCCGTAATGACAAACAACAAAAATAACAAGACTACCTTGAAGATAATATCAAAATGTTCCTTATTCATAATTACCCCTATGGTAATGTTCCATGTTCACTTTCTTTAAGACCCAATGCGATTAGTTCGGATGCAGTATTTTCAAGCCATTCAATGAAACGAGATTCCGTCATATAGGTAAGACAACAATCGCGGGATGCCACCGATGGATGTGCCGTACTGGGCTTCCAATGTTGCAACTCAAGAGTAGCACCATCTTCGGGTGTGTCCGTTGATAATTCATACCCGATATTCAAATACAAGACAAGTTCGCCAGTAGGTACTTTCACTCTATATTTAGGATTCAGCATAGAATGACCCAAACCCTCTGCCCATCCATTTTCGTGAGCAATGACTTTCGCTTCAAATTTATTCATCACTCTCCCTCTGCAAGAATCTTGAGCAAATCACGAACACCCAAAGTAAGTGTGTTGATGTCGTGATTCAAGATGGCAATACGATTCAATACCGCTTTCTCGTCAATAACCGCACCGGCTTTGGTCATAATCTTGTCGAGCAATGCATAAGCCTTTTCCTTATCAACCTTGGATGGATTGAAAGAACTTACAATCATATCCATCCCGGATTGCCGGGTATTGCACCAGAACCCGATGTGATAGACACTATTGGATTCTTCATTAAGGATTATATAGGCGAACGGCTCACGGGCATAATCGCCAAGAATATCGGATGCCGTGTCAAGAGTGTTTTCATCGACTTCAATGTTCTTTCCGGTGTAAAGGCATTCTTTATTTGTAATCTTGTACGGAACACCCATACGCCATTTTGTTTTTCCAATAAACGGATATGCAGACATATTCTCTCCTATTTAGTTTCCCAATTACCATAAGTAATTGTTCTACATACTTTGACACCATCAAGGGTCTTGCATTCTTCTACCCTATCCAAACAGAAATGTGTGACCACAAATCCAAGGATAGCAAAGGCAATGAACCCCACAACAAACCCAACCCAAAAAGCGGATTTAACTTCTTCATTTTTCATTGGCAATCCTTTTCAAATCATCCCAGACCTTTTCATCACATTCGGGCAACTTTCCCGATGATGGCACAAGCAAACTAGGATAGTCTATAAACTGGGGAGTTTTTTTCGGGTAGCCCCCATCAAGGTCGCTGGCATAGAACCAACACCATTCGGGTTGTATCTTTACCGGATTGAAAGAATACTCTGGAGATACCAACTTACCATCGTGAACCCAACCGGGGAACATTGATGCATCGTCATCGTCTCGTTGCTTCACAAAGATTTTCCATTCTTCGCGTGGTGTATCTTCCGAAAAATAATGCCAAGTAAGTGTGACCGTTCGTTTAAAAGACATAGCACACTCCTAGTAGGTACGAACATAAATGTGGAAGACTTCGTGTTCCTTATCATCGGGGATGTAAAGAACAAAATGATGCTGCCCACTTAAAAATTCGGATTCAATGCCCGCGAACAACGAAACAAAAGTTTCCCACCTATGATGGCAACTGGGCAAGAACTCATTGCGAAGAATAGTTTCTGCCGGGATAGCCTTGCCGTGAATGGACAACTTGGCATTCTTAAATTCAAACGACATTACGGCTCGTTGAAGGTAATTGATTACCTTATCCCCCCAAAAAGCCTTATCGCTACAATCGTCGGTGGGGTACAAGACTTCTTGAAATTCAAGCGGCAGATTAGCATTGCGATTGCTTTTCTCCCAAACACCCGTAATGATTCTAATTTTGAAATCCATAATCGGTTTCTCCTATTTGATTGTTCCTTGATACAATATAACTAAATATCACTAGGTTGTCAAGAGAAATTTGTAAAATTATTTAATTGTGTTTCTGTCTCCGTACATCCAAAAGAAATGACCAGCCCTAAAGATGAGTTTCGTTCCGCATTGTGGGCAAGAATCCGTATCAATAAAAATCTCCTTACGGCAATTAGGATTCGGGCATTCCGTGTGACCGGTCTTATCTAGGTGTGACCACCAACAACAAGCATTCCATCGCTTGCCATCGCGGTAAACGATGTGGGTATTGACTCCGTGGACAAGGCAATTCATTGGTGTACCTTTTCTTTTAGATGTTTAATCTCATCCCCAGCCCATCGCAGGGCATTACGGATATAGAGCTTGTCCTTGGGTGTCAAAACCAATACGGAATTACCGGTCAAGGATTTATAGAGACCGTTCAAGTTCTTACGATGATAGGGTTCTAGGCGGTCGTGCATAACTTCCGTTCCCCCTTTAACCATTCCGCACCTTTCAAGGGTCTGCCACGGCGATGAGTTTCTGCATATTGCTTTTCAAAAGCCATACGAATCTTCATCGTCTCGTTTTCTTTACGGAGTCTTCGGACTTCTGCGGAATCGGTAGTCATCATATCGCCACAAAGCGGACAATAGAAATCGGCATATTCCGAAAGTCCACGGACAACAATTTGCAGGGGCATACCGATGATGTGTTCCTTTTCCTTGGGAATATCGCTAAACTTCACAATGGGTCTCAAGGTGGGATTATCAATAAGATGCTCCATTTGTTCTTCGGGGGGCAATGCCCTAATCTTTTCGCAATAGATACACATAAAGGCTATTTCTCCTTTTTCAAGGTTTCCATAGCCTTACCAGCCATATACAAGACATCGGTCTTCGCCTTGGCATTGATATAAGCCAACTGCGATTCTTTCTTCATAAGCAAGATGTCCATAACTTCATTGAACGACAAAGACACATACAAGTTCGTCTCGTTGTCATACATCGAGAAGATTGCAGATTCATCATAGAACCTATCGGGGTATGCGGCATTGAGTGAATTGATTTCAAGGAATCTGCCATTCTTATCCGCATTGATTGTATGGTCTTTAATATTGTCCAGATTGATGTGTAAGTTCGCATTGTTCTTTACCGATGTAATGTAAAGAAAGTTATCGCACTCCGTAGTTGCCATAATAGTGTCTCCTTATAAGTTAAAATTCTTTTGCTAGTAAATCTCTATATTCCGATTTGTCACGGCTCTTATCCCGCAACATCTTTACACTTTTCTTGTAGCCAATACCATCGGCAAACAGATTATGTGTTCCAGTATGCTGGTGTAGTCTAATTGCTTTATGCCAATCATCTTCCGTAAAACCATATTTTCTATATACGGCTTTACTATCTTCTGCCGTGTATAGTTCTTTCAAGAAGCAATAGAGCTTGTGTTCATAGTTGCTTTTCTTCGTGGTCTTCATTGATTATCCTTAATAATCATTTCAACTTCTTTCTTAATGTCGATTTCAACCGTTTCGCCATAAATCATTGATTTGGCGATAGCACTAGCCAACACTTTCTCTAATGGCGATAGTGGCGGCATATTTTTCAAGACATCCATAAAGGCTTTAGGGAATCGGGTTGAATATCTTTTCATCAGATTTCTCCCACGGCAATGTACAATCGGGTGGCTCCTTGAGCATTTTCCTTACTTCTGCATTAAACTTTTCGGAGCGTTCTTTAGCCACGACATCTAACAACATCTTGAAAGTATCAAGAACTCTTGGGTCATCCGCGCAAAAGTAAGTATAACCCGAACGGCATTTAATATAGGTACAATCTTCGATAGTAAACAATGTACTCTTGAATAATTGTGTACCATCATCAAGCACCAAAGTTTTCTCCGTTTCCTTGACTACCTTATAAGGATGCCATTCATTCTTCCAAAAACTACCCTTACAAGCAACGGATTTCCACCCAAGAACTGGGTATGTGACTTTTGGCTTGAATACTTTCTTCTTGGGAGAATAGTAATCATGGAAGCATCCAGAATATCCTTTTCTGCGGACACAATAGCAATGGCAATCCCACCTATTTTGATGGGTGTGTACACATTCCATCGCCTTGCATTCCTCGAATGTATGCTTCGGCACAAGGTCATCGGCTTCATTCTCCAATTCTTTTATCTTGGCTTTATACTCATCAATCCTAGTTTGAATCGCTAGGAGTTTAGCCCAAGTTTCCGGAGAAATTTGTTCCATCTGGGGCTTCGGTGGTTTCTTATTCATTTTAAATCCCTTATCGGTGTATCTGCGAATAAAACGGCTTGATGCTTATACGAACCATTAGACAAATCGGCGGTAATCAAATATGTGGTCCAGCCAATTCGGGAATCGTGGCAATAGAACTTTGATTTCAAAGTATCTAAATCGTAATAATCATCAAACTTGTCACGGATGTATGCCTTGAGTTCGTCAAGAGTGTGTACTTCCGTGACTTGCTTCATAGCATCATCAATGGACAACATACTTGCCGCAGGTCGAATCTTCATAATCGCTCCTTACTGGAATCCCTCGGAATCTGCAATGCTTGCCACGCAACATAACAAGTCACGCATATCCTTGAACGAACCGATATAAGACTCTAGTTTCTTGTTGAACACACAAGCCGGGATAGAATCGGAATAAGAGTCAATGGCATCTTCAAGGATGCCGGCTTTACTACGATGCCACACGCCAAAGTAATCCTTGGCCCACTCATAAGTAGCCTTACCTAGTTTGAGCCGTTTCGTTATTCGTAGGTATAATGGATTCATAAACTATGCCCCCAACTTCCGCTTCATATTCATAACATCATCAAGGTAGGTGGCGAATTTGTCCATCATTGAAAGCAATTTCTTGGAACTAAAGAGGTCTTGCCGTTGAAGAACGGCAACAAACTTTTCTTCGGTGGCATCCGAAATCTTCAATTCATCATTTACCGTACGAATCTTGTATGGGTCCGGCTCGGCACAAAAATAAAGACCATCTTTTTCTGGAGAGCCGAAATGAATATGCCACGAAATCTTACCAACATAAATATCGGCAAGAAAAAGTTCCTTGCAATCACGTTCGGGATAACCCGGATAGGTCTTAACATTACCTACCCGGATGCCATAGGTTTCTGCCATCTTGAGAAATTCTTCTTCATTCATACTATGCCCCTTGACTTATCTTCTTGAAATTTAACTTATAGGAAACGGAGAATGTTCCAACCTTATTTTCTTCCACCTTATAAGTGGGGGGTTCGGATTCATAATTCGCCAAGATATAGTTTTTCTGTTCGTTTGCAACATAAGCATCCGCAGATTCGTGAGTAGGAAACATACCCGCATCTTTCCACGGATTGTAATTAACACACAAACCCGTAGTCCAAACAGTGATGCTATGTGTCTTTACGAACGAAACCACGAACGAAAAGAACTTGTTCTTTGCGGCTTGGGAGTCCATCGTAAAGAAGAAGCACTTGTTTTTAAGGCAATCCCAAAACTCAACAAGAGTTGTTTTCTCCGCACCGGAAACACGAATGAAACCGGGCTTATCACTTTTCTTGTAAGCCTTATAAAAAGACCAAAAATAGTTATAATAGTTTTTAGTGGAATATGCAAGCATCCGGTGTACCTCGGTTGAATTGTTTTCTATACCACTTAATATAACTAAATATCACTATCTTGTCAATACTTTTTATAAAAATTATTTATTTTTATAGTTAGTAGCGATTCGGGATTGCTCGGCAAGTCTCCGCTTTTGGATAGATACGGATGCTTGCTTGTAATCATTAAGGATTCCAAGCATCTTGGCAGGGTCAATCATATAGGCTTTACCCGGATGTTCTTTCTTGAACTTATGAACATCTGCAATCAAGGCATCAATCTTCTTTGTATCAAGAGCCTTATAAGACATCTGGCGTTCACGATAGGCTTCAATCAAAGCCCGACTATTATGCCTAATAGCATCAACAATCATCCTACCATCTTCCGGGCTATAATGGGTACTCTCGCGTTCCCCCAAGAAACACACAAGAGCCGTGTCCGGCAGAATCTTTACTTCCGTGACCCAAAACTCATTCACGAATGTTTCATCTTTCAATTCAACCATTATTGGATTCCTCAAGGTTAATCATTCTACCACACTTGACTACATTCAAAAGTTCGTCAAGCAACTTGTTAGACTCTGCATGGAGCGTGTCATCGGATGCACCCGACCCATTGGCATCACTTTCGGATTTAAAGGATTCTGCGTACCTTTCTGCGGCACTACGGATGCGATAAAGCCAATGTTCCGTGGATTCCCCGGATGGTTCTTCATCGAGAACATACACATTATTTTTCTTATCGTATGTCAATGCATTATGGATATGATGCATTGCACCATCCGCAGTCTTAAATACAACGGCTTTGTTTCTGGAGAACATACGGTCTCCAAAATCAAAATAACCAAGCAACCCAATCAAAGTATCTCTTTTCATTTGCTACTCCTTTGTTCCATAAAACTCGCCAACAACCGACAATTTCTGGAAACCATTCAAGCGGGCGTGATTGTTGATGAATGCCTTGGCATCTGCCCATTGCTCAAAAACAGCATCCCTGCTAAAGCCATCGCCATCATACTCCGTGAACCTATGCCATCCGAACCATCCCTTGTATTCTGGGTAATATCGGATATTAAGACCACCCCGAAGATTCAAGGTTTCTTCTTTTACGATGCGATACTGCGTCTTATTGTTTTTCATTTATGTCTCCTAGCCTTGATGTGCTTGCACAAGATGGCATTGATTTGGGTTGCATGGGTCTTCAAGTTGTTTCCCACGGCTTCATAAAGATAAACCGATGTATCGGTCTTATAGCCAACGATAGGGCATACAGTGATGTGGTTATCCCGTTCCCGAATATTCGCTATCAATTTACCGGCATAATAGGCATTGTAAGATTCGGGGCAAGTCTCCGTACAAAGCTCCCAAAGAATCGGAGAGTTAAGACCAGTGACATTAAACGATTCGGATTGTGGCATAATCACTCCTTAATACCAAAACTCGCATTGATGAGTTCCAGTAATTGTTCTTTAGTATCAATAATTTTTTCATCGCCCATACCATTAGTAGGTGTCGATACACGAATAATATCTTCGGTAATAGATGACCCCATAGGTGTATAGCTATAATTATGATGACCCCAAGTAATATACACACCAGCATCATTTGATAGTGTAGCAAAGCCTACATCGGGGTATGCGTGCCAATCCCAATCGGCAGGGCAATAATGGCATTCCGGGTGCTTTGATACAAACTCTTTGCAGACCACTTCAAAATCTTGCTCGGAAATATGATGTACATTTATATCCATATTGTCATCCTTAAAAGATTTTGCATTTTTCGTCATCTCTGCAATGGACACGCCTTGGGCATACACCACAATAACGATTATTCTTGTTTCGTTTAAATTTCTTTTCTTCTTTTTCTTTCCTATCACATTCTTCCAGCATAGCACGGACGGCTGGTCCATCCGGTCCCACGATGGCATCAAACAACCACGATAAAATCATACTTTCTACTCCTTTTTAGTTTTCGGGATGCTATACTTTTCAATGAATAACTTTCGTTGCTTTTCAAACTCCGGAGAGTCATGGAGTTTAGTCACGAAATCCACAATTATATCGCGGGTACTTCGTAGTCTGCCGGTTTCTATGTCATTGAAATAGTTGTTAGGGTACTTATCATAGTCATTGCCATAATGAGCCTTGACCTTTTCTACAACCCATTTTTCCATAGCTTCATTAGTACGCTCAAGAGTGACATCCGCAAGGTAAGCCACGGTAGCAATATAAATGGTAGCCGTATCGGAATACGGATTGATTCTATCGCAAAGCATCGTACCCTTTTGACTAAAGGAATGGGGCTTGATGTCCACGTGGATTACTTCATGGCTATCGCTAAAAGTATTCAACTTGTCACGCAACTCCGAAAGATTTGCAGATTGATATGTCTCATAATGAGTCTTAATGATATGATTCGGGTTAGCCTTGCAAAAAGCCTTATACTTTTCGTAAGCAATGACATCAACCAATTCGGGGGTTGCTTCGTCTTTCTTCATAAGAATCTCCGATATAACTGAATTTGAATTGTGTCGCAGAACCGATAACCTTTTCAAGTTCAATGGACTTCACACGGAAATCGTGTGGACGCCACCATTCGTTAGCAATAGGAATATCTTTCGTGGCTTCTTCCGCAGTCGTGTAAAACAAAGCATCCCGCAGATGATGAGTCCACGGCTCTGCATCACAAGAGATTCGACCATTGTAATAGATGGGCGAATCCGCGGTAGAAAACTTTTTAGGCTTGGCTTCTTCAAGATAATATACAAGCATCATCTATCTCCTTATACAATGTAATCCGTGGTAGATGCTTCGGTCACGGCACCCTTTCTACGATAGGCGAAATGTGCCTTGATAAGAACGGTTTTGCCGTGCATCCTAGCATAATGAGCTCTAACGAGCCAACTAGGAACATTAAAGTTTTTATACTCTCTAGTGCTAGTCAAGGCACTCTCATACTTCTTCCAATTATCATCCGTAATATGGATGTAGCGATATGCAATGGAATGTTTCATCGGCTTCTTGCCGTGCAAAATTACCGGCCTATCCGATTCCACTTTAGACCATTCTGGTTCGGGCAGGGGTTCACAAGTCCGCAGAGTTTCGGAAATCCACAAGTTAGCAAGTAATGCTTCCACATCGAAGATAGCCCCGGTCTCTTTATTCTTATAATCGGCATTGTATTCTTGGGCAGGGCCAACGGGCTTTCCATTACGATTGCTAATATGAATAGGAATGTTGAAAAATTCATTCTCTCCGTGCTTTGGATGACGGCGATGGATGACATAACACATCTCGGTAGAAGCAAGCACATAGATGTATTCCGTATGCCCATTGATGGGCAACTCCAAGAGTTCTTCGTGGAATCCACTAGAGATACCGGGTATTACGGATTCTTCGGGATTCTTGGATGCCATATCGCAAAGATAGGTTCGGTAATCGCAACGCAGTTCATCGGACGGCACACCAAGAGAAAGTAAGAACTGGGTAGCCCTTGCAGAGAGTTTGCGAATCTTGCAGTTCGGGCTAGGATAGATATAGGCATCACAAAGATACGAATTGATAGGGCAACCCAAAGCACCATCCAAGTCCACTTTTTCCTTTGTAATCTTTTCGTAAGCATACACGGAAAGTGGGAGAACCTTGAGTCTGCGTTTCGTGTAAAGCGATTTCTCGTCACGGAGAACCTTATGGACACCATTGATGATGAATTGGTCTTTATTACCGATGGTTGCTTCTACACGGCGTTCCGTGAGTTCATTGCAGTTGAATACGATGGGATTCACGGCAACCGGCTCATTCTTCTTGTTCTTGGACATAGAAATAAAAACTCCATTGTGTGTTGTCACAATGGAATATAACTAAATATCACAAGGTTGTCAAGTAATTTTCGTAAAATTTTTAATTATTTTTCAACCCCTAGCACCATTGACCCAAGCCCTCGCAAGAATCGGGATGGCATTCTTCATCGTTTCCGAAATCCTTAATAAGTCTGCCATACTCATCGTACCAATCGGGATGCTTAACTTTCCACGGCTTTCCGTGGGTTTCTTTCATTTCTATAAAGTGGGCAATTCGTTCGGGATGCTTCAAATTATATTCACGATAATAACCCGGTCGGTGTCTATCCTTTCTGCCGGTTCGTTTAGCATACTCCTTGTAGTAGCCGGGTCTATGTCTATCTTTCGCCATTATCAACATCCCTTGCTTTCTTGGTAAAAAGTTGTACGGCTTTCTCCCAGCACTTACAACTCTCAATAGACCATTCATAGGGGTAAGCCCTATGAATCTCTAGTCTAGCTCGTTCTGCCCTAGATAACCACAACGCTTTCTTTAGATACTTTCGTTCGGATTCAAGTTCGTCGATTATCTTTCGGCAAGTATGATATTGTTCTTTCCAAAATTCTGCGTCATCCATACTACTTACCGTGCTTATCGTCTTCAAGTTGTTTAAAGATTTTATAGCCATCTCTTTTGAAGAAAGGAATACAATCCGGAGAGAACATCTTATGATGTGGGGGATTCCGCACATACTGGATTCTGCGGAGAGTTGTATTGTATGTGAATCGTGAGAACAAATCCTTGAGACTAGAAATAACACCACCTTGACGATGATTGATGGCAATTAGTTCATTGATAGCCGCGTAAACTACATCTTTAGGATAATAGGTTTCGTTTCCGTGATGGATGGCATAATCTTTCAAACTTTCATAAATATGCTTCATTTCCATTTCTCCATTTGTTTTAAGCATAAGGTTTCAACATTTTTCCAAGCCACCGCCCAATCATCATAATCCTTTCCGTTCCAAACACCGCAGGGATGTTTACACTTGTAAGATTCAAAATTATCAATGGCTGCCATTGCCTTGGCTCGTTCCATTCTAGTGAACCACAAGGAACGATTAGCCGTATAGATGGCAAAGAATCGCCTAGCCGCTAATGTACCGAAGCGACTCATATTCTTTCGGTAAAACTCATTCAATGCTAATAGTTCATCCAGAGTAGCATCCACGTGTTCCTTGAGATACACTTCTTTATTGAACCAGCCACATCGTTCATCAATGGTTATATGAACGGATGCCTCAAAGCAAGGCAATGGTAATTTTATCATTTAGATTCCTTTTCGGGTTTCTTCTCAAGTTCGGCTTTTAACTTATTGTAGCAAGTATCGCAGACAAACAAGGGTAAACCACCCGGAGCTTCCCTGCAACTACCACAATATAACGGGGCATTACATTTATCGCATCTCAATTTGCACCACCTTGATAAAGGTCAAACTGTTGTTCAAAGGATTGCTCATCGTACACCACAAGAGAATCCCCATCTCTAACAATATACGAACCTACCGGTGCCGTATAGCAACAACCATTGGTTGCAGTAATATAGATGGGGGGCCAAGTAGTATTATACGAACTTGGGGTATGAGCCTTTCCACCACAAAAGCGAATAACTTCTAAAGAGTTATCGCCACGATAGTAAATGCAGTCATACACCTTTCCTTTAGGTATCGCTTTCACGAATAGCCCTCCCACCATACGGATTCGGAAGCCCCATCGCAATAGCATCGGGTTCAATCCATTCGGATGTTCCCCATTTACGAATCATCGTGTCATCACGAATCGGTTCATCTTCTTTGATGTTTGCATCATAATTATAGGCGCTCCAATAAGTATCGCCCGATTGCTTCCATTGACCATTGCCCTTGGCACACCATTCAGAAAGTTCACGATGAGTAGCCCTGCGGGGCTTCGGGATTTCACAACAAATGGCATAATGGTCATCATCGCACACTACCGGAAAATTCGCTCGTTCGGTTGGTGCAAGAATAGCATACACCTTTTTCATTACAAGTTTACCGCGAGTATTAACTAGCATCATCTTCGGTGGGTCGAATACTTGTGGTTTAGTCACTTGTCGGCATTCAACTTCATAGCCATCTACTTTCCAAGTCCACGACATAATTATCTCCTATAAATAGTCTCTAGGTTGAATGACTAAACTATCTTTAGCCCAGCCATAAACATCTTTAAGTTGTATAGTTGTCTTGCCATCCATTAAGAAGAACACGTCATCGTAGCAATGATATGTGACTTCATGGATATAACAATCTTTCATTAAGATTATGTATTTGCCACTATTTCCATGGTCAAATGAATCCATTGTACAAAAAGGATGCTTATATACAACAGTGATAGGATGCTCTAACATTCTTTATCCTTACAACGAATATCCGGTTGGATATGGCAGAAGCAATCGGCAGCCCTTACATACAAGGCATCCGAAATTTCTGCGAGTTTACCGGTACAAGGGGAAACCACTTCGGTATAAGGTGCGTGACCATCTTTCTTGCTATGAATACGGCAAATAACCGCACCCTTATCAATAGACTCGCCCACGTCATAAAGGTATTCAATGACACCTTCGGAATGTGCGAAAATCGGTTGCCACAAAAAACTGGAATCAAAGAACCGATAACTAGGTTCAAACGAACCCGGCTTTGTTGGTGTAAAGACTTTCTTGAGAACATCCTTTGACATACCCTGGAAAGATTCAATTACATCAATGATGAATTGAGTCTGCTCGGTAATAAGATGCTTTTGATGCACGGAGCCACCCATACCACCAAGCTCAATCGTAATGCCCACCTTGTTCATATCTTGAGAATACTTCTTGATGGTGTCCGTATCGGATTCCCATAAAAGGTACGAAAGATTATGGCTAATGCAATGCTGGATATATGCAGGGGCATATCCGTTGTTAGAAATAAGAACACAATTCATACAAGCGGGGGAATTGTGAATATCAATAACGATGTCTGCAAGTTCAATGGTGTCTTCAATATGTTTTGTGATGACATCAATCTTATCCGGTTCCTTATAAATCGTAAACTTACGATTAAGGTCTGTAATTACATCCTTGGAGTGGTCGGCTACTTCACGAACATTGTCACGCAAACCGGGAACATTAACCCCATCCATAAGGCGAATGTCCATAGAGTCATCCTTGATGATTTCCTTTGCACGGATGCTCGAAAGTACGGCACAATGTTCGTTGCCGTGAACACCGGAGAAAAGTTGAACAACTACTTTATTATTTGTCGGCATTGTTAATACCTTCTTTGATATTGTTAAGATATGTGTTAATTAAATTTCTAATGACCGGTTGAATCCCAGACGAGATTTGGTCTTCTATTGTCTGGATTGCAGTAAAAACATCCATTTGAATCTTTTTAGATTCATTCTGCATTTGTTCACGGAGTTCATTCATTTCCTTATCATGGACTTCTTTCAAATGCAAAATCCAGCATTGAACATCATCTGCATTGTACCACTTGTGACGCCCCCAAAAACTAGGATTAGGATAATTATTGGCAAGAGCATCAAAAGTCCATTTACTATTTTCATCGGGCATATATTAGTCTCCTTTAAATGAGAAACCACATTGGTTTGCAATTACCTTTGCGAACAATTCTTCAAGTGGTTTCGTTCGTGTATGTTCCTTTATTTCTTTGACCGTTAAAGTGTCCGTAGCCGTGTATTGGAGTCCGTTGGTTGTAAGCACCGTCGTTTGAATCGCAACATTCTTATTCGACATATCCCATTTAAGCGAAATACCTTGCTTCGCCATATATTCGGAAAGACCCCGCAGTTGAAAAGCAATCTCACGATAGATGTAGCAATCTGGGCATCCGAAGATATACCCAGCCCTGCGTGTCTTATGGCAAAAAGGGCATTCTCGTTTATATGCATTCTTGTTCCAATAATAAAACCGATTAGATACTTTGACCTTCCGATACTTGGATAGGAACTTGAAATTCATTGCATATTCGGGATGTTCTATATTGTACTTCATACATTATCCGTGGACACTACAACATAATCGGATTCAATTTGTTCTTTAGAGATGCAGTCATAATTACCATTAGAATCCCGGATGATGTAATCCCCTACACATACAATGGTTTGCGATTGATAAATACTCAAATCAACTACACAAAGAGAATCATCGGAATGTTGGACATAAGGTAAATCGCCCAAAAAATTGATAACTTCATCTTTATTTTTGCCATCATACTGGATGGCTTGTACCAAATCACTAGACAAAACAAGTGTTTTTGCAACCATAGGTATCTCCTAATATTTATCGGCTTCTTCCATTTCCTTGATTTCATCCGTAGAATATTCGGTTTGACCACTTCGCACATAATCAATCCAATACTTCCATCGGGTTCTATCAGTGTCCAAAATACCATCATCAAGCATTGTACCGAAGCCGAACCAATCGCCATCCGTAGTTCGGGTGTAGTACACCAATTCGTCATCGGGGTCATCCATAACCTTGCAGACCACGATATAATCCGTTGTCTGGGCATAGAGCCAATCGCATTCCTTGATGCAGTCGAGCCATTCGGAATACATCTTATGGCTCTTGAAATCATTGAACGGAATCACTTCCACACAAGTTTCAAGATGATGGCGTGACCAAGTGACCTTACCATCATTGAACACGTGGTAAACCCCACCAACTTTGGGAATAACCGTCATAACGGATTCTACTTCTTTTGCGATTTCATCTTCAAGCGATGACATTATTTGTGCCTCCAATTTTGCATAATTTGAACATCTCTAGGGTCTTCGGGGTCTAGCCGTTTCGCAGTTTCGGTTGCAGGGCAATAAAGCAACCAATATTTACTACTATATGGCATATTGCGATAAGCGTCTCTAGTGAGATGAAAAGGGGCATAATATTCTTCCCTTGACAACACACGCGGATAAAGCATATCAAGAATTTCCGAATCGTTCAATTCCGTTGGCATCGGTCTATCCGTTATTCTTGGATTTCTTTTTCGCTTGCATCTTCAAGAAACGAGCCAAAGCCCTTTCAAATGCCGGATTAGTTTTCAAGCATACACCAAGCATACTACCTACCATCAAATCGTTTATTATATTCTTCTTTACGAAGCCTTTCTTTTTCTTGCCAATGCATACGGCGTTCCGCTGCCCTATCCTTTGCAGTTTCCCTGCAACAAGAATCAATGATGGCATCCACCGGGTAGCCAGAACCCGAAAGAAGACCTAATGTGGCTGCCAAGAAATTTGATGAATTAGACATATAAATCTCCGTTATTGATTACACTAAAATTTTCGTGGTCACGATTAAAGTATGATTCCAAAGCAACCCGAACATCTTCTTCATTCGGGAGCTTTGCATCCTTAAAATCTTCTAGTTTATCCCAAGGAGCCGTGGAACTCAAGATGATTGTCATTTCTTAACCTTTACGATAGAGAACGCCGACATCAATTTAGGTACGGACACTTTCTTGCCGGATTTATTCGCTTCGGAATAAGCCCGTCTAATAAGTTCCAGCATCTCTGGAATCGGGCAGGGAATGCCTTGAAAATAAAAATGCATAGGGAACTCACTTTTTAAATTTGGATGTCTTCTTAACGGCTTTCTTCTTTTCCGACATCCGCTTCTGGATTTCGTCAATTTCAAAAATTGAACACGGAATACCGTTATAATAGCAAAACATAAAAAAAACATCTCCTTGTGTGTTATACTCGCTAGTAATATAACTAATTATCAAGGAGATGTCAATACAATTTTGTAAAAATTTTTAATTTTTATTCTTCTGCCTTAAAGTTATAGATGGGCTTGATAGTCCGTACAATGTCTGCGGAGTCCCGGATGTTCTCAACGATTTCATCCATAGGCTTATAAGCCATTGGGGATTCGTCAAGAGTCTTGGTGCTTACACAAGTCGTGTAGATGCCGGACATTGAAGACTTGAAATCTTCCATCGTCAAAGTTTCCTTTGCCTTTGAACGAGACATCAAACGCCCTGCTCCATGCGGACCAGAGAAATTCCATTCGGGGTTTCCCTTTCCACGGACAATCAAAGAGCCATCGCGCATATTCATCGGGATAATCGCCATTTGGTCTTGTTGCAGGGAAATAGAACCCTTGCGAAGAACCATAGCATCCAAGTCAATGTAGTTATGGATAGTGCAGAATTTACCAAGGATATGGTGGTTCTTAATACCCATAGAATCAATGACAACTTGCATCATCGCTTCACGATTCTTGATGGCGAAATCTTGAGCGATTCGCATATCTGCCAAGTAATCTTGCATATACGAACCCTCAAGGTATGCCAACTCATTAGGAATCGGGGTCTTCGCTTCGTGGAAATCACGGAGTTCCTTTTCAATATCCTTGACCCTGCCCTCGGCTTTGCATCGCAAGATGATGTCCTTTTCAATGTCACGATTGCCCCGATGGTATTCAATCGCTCGGTTCTGGTGGAACTTGCAAACTTCAATACCAAGATGTCTGGACCCCGAATGGATTACAATGTAATAGTTGCCATCGTCATCCACATCCACTTCTCCGAAATGGTTTCCACTACCAAGAGAACCCACCGACAAACGGAGCTTATCGGCATTAACCGGTGTGACCAAATCTTCGAGTGGCACGGTATCTGCGAAACGATGCTTCTTGGTACGATGGTTCATACCCGATGGAATTTCTTGATGCCAAATCTTATCCATTTTCGGCAAATCCATTTTAAACGACTTGTCAATCTTCAAGACCAACATACCGCATCCAATGTCCACGCCTACAAGGTTTGGAACAACCTTATCTACAAGTTTCATCGTCAAACCGATAACACACCCAACCCCTGCATGGGCATCGGGCATAATAGCAAACTTTGAACCCTCCGCAAATTTTTGGTTCATCAAGTTCAAGATTTGCTTATAGGCTTCGGATTCAAGGTTATCGGTAAAAACCTTTGCCACGTTGAATTTACCTTTAATTTCTATCATACCTTATGTTCCTTTTTGAAAATTGTTTTTGCTACATCGTCTAATATTTCCCACGAATCTCGTTCGTCATCGTTAATAATCACATCGTACTCACTTTCTATGGCTACCACCAGCAATACCCTATCCACAAACGCATCACGACCTAATTCAGATAAGGTAGTATTCTTGCCTAGACATTCGGGGCTAGTCATAGTTTCATCAACAAAATAGTTTACAACCCAATGCAAAATGTCATCATAAGAACTCATTCGTGTCTCCTAATCAAACCTTTCATATATGTCTTATTCGTAATCTCTGCGTTATGCCACTCGTCAATGTCTATCGGTTTAAGTGGGGAAACCACGATAATGGAAGCCATATCCTTTCGGGGGTCTGCATTAAACTTTGCGATAGCATCATTTTCATCCACGGCATTGTAGATACACCTATTCTTTATTTTCCCAAAAATGTCTTGAAACCGAATACAATAATTAGACATCGAGCTCTCCTAATTTTCTTCCGCACATAGGACAATTAGTAATCTCAATTTGGGTAGTAGTCCACCCCGAATCATCGGGTGTCTCAAACTCGATGCACCAGCCACTAGCACTAGCCCAAGCATCCGTCTTAACTACTCTAGGACTAATATCATAGCCCCGGACGGAATGCATTGATGTTGTACCATCGCAGAAGCAACACATACATTACTCCAAAGGTCTGCCACACATCGGACAAAATTTGATACCGATAGTAAGGGGTTCTTCTTCATCATAATGGACAACAAGCACAATCTTATTATCCCTTGTTTCATTGTCACGCCACAAATCAACAAGGGGATATTTAAAATTACCCTTGTTATTAGTTGCTAGGGGCTTACCCATTCCGTGATTATTCAATTCGCAGTATTGGCACATACTATCTCCCACTATGCTCAATGTAATCCGATGGTTTAAGGTGTATGCGATGTTTTATGTTTTCCGGTTTAAGTGGTCTCCCACACATCGGGCAAAACTTAATATCAATCGTGATGCTATAATAATCTTCGCACTCATCATCCGGGTACGAAAATCGCAACTGGTCTCCATCCCTAATATCAACATCAACGGAGTCAAACCAACCACCACTATGATACAAGGATTTACCCGATTGACAATAGTCACACTTTTTCATTCGGTCTTATTTTTCCTTTCGGCAATAATATCTCTCAACATTGCAATACAATCTCTGCATATAGGAAACACTCTTGTACCACGAATACGAATAGGATTACCACAAGTAATACAAGCAACTGCGATATTACCGAAATCATCTTTAGGCAACGGAATTGAATCAGCCATCTTTCATCTCCTTTGAATTAGGGAATGCCTTGTAAAGAGCATCCATAAGTTCTTGTTCATAATTGCCGGACATAAGAACTTCGTGTTCTTTCAAATCACAAGAAACTCTGCCAAGAGAATCCTTGAACTTGTCAAAGTCATAATGTTCCTTAAAGTCATCGGGTAATTCAAGTAATATCTTCATCTTTGCTCCAGTGTAGCATAGAGTTTACGGAAACGGATTTCAACTTGCATACTTTCTCAATTTCAGGAATAGCCTTATCCAAGATGGCATCCAAAGCATTCACTTCGGCATCCGTAAGTTTATTAGAATCAATGTTCAATTCAATCTTGTATATCATTTGTCAATCTCCATATTCAAGGCGATTCTACAAGTTCTCTGCAAATCCGCTATCGAAAAGTAGGCAAGAACTTTTTTGTGCGGAACTTCAATAGACCATCGTTGTTTATCGTTATTCCAAACTCGTTTACCGAACTTGAGACCAAAACAACTATCCCAATAGGCAACAACATAGTTTCCGGGTTTCGTGGGTAAGCCATCTTTTTCTACCACGTGCCACATCATCATCTCCGATGCCGTAAATGGTAAAAGAATCCACTAATACGATTCCAAGCATCGCAGATACCATTAAAAATAGCAGCAAGAACAATCAACGGAAATATGATTATGTCATCCCAAGTCCACTTCATACGGTCTTCTTCCATATTCCAGTTTCTTCAAGAAACCATCTGCCATTAAAACGGCATCGTTTCGTTGCATCATCCACATAAGTTTGAACTTGTTCTTGTGTCAAGAATATCGGTTTATCTACCAATTCAACACTATACCCGGTATGATTATAAGCCCGAATAGAAACACTATCAAAATTAGTAGTGTTCAACCCTGCGGCACGGTGGCTGTCATCATCTTTATATTTGATATTGAAGATGGTTGCGTGACACTTTAATGCCCCACACAAAACATAATCCACACTATGAATCTTTGCGATTGTGATGTCATTCGGGTTATTCACGAATGATGCCTTGGTATAAATCTTTCCAAGGGTCAAAATAAACTTACCCTCATACGTCGGGCGATATTCCGTAAGATGCTCGGTAATATCCTTGTCCTTTGCCGCTTGGACAAGACCATCCAAATACTCACGGACGGTTCGTAAGAATGCCACATCGGTTGATTCCGTTATCTGGGTAGGTAGAATTTCCCGGATTTCATCGTTCTGCATAATATCATATTCCTTATTCAAATTTTCTAATGCTTTATCTAGCCCACTAGGAATTATACTCTCGACATAGGCATTTAGGTGGGACCACACATTTTCATAGGTACGAATCCGCTTTCTTACGGCATAGTTCTTCAACACGAATCCAAGCCCTACACTTATCCCGCCAATAACGCCGATATTCCGGCAGGGCTAAAAGACTCCGTTCATTTAAAATCTCCGATTTCTCACAAGCACGGATTGCCCTAGCCAACCACAAAGCTCTTTTAACCATCTTCTCGGTCATCGTATATCTCCGCTTTTTCCCGGCACTTCTTTTCAACTCTCTCAAATATCTTAACCCATTCGTGGGGTGTTCGGAATTGACTAGAATAGCCATCGCCTAATTTCTTCTCAAGACCATCAATATACACATAAGTTTTGTATTCCCGAATCAAGGATGTAAACAATAGAATCTTTTCAAAAGCCCGGTTAGCCCTAGAATGCCACAATGCCATCTTGGTTGCACGGAGTTCTACCCTAGTCTTCTGCAAGTCGGCTTTCTCTTGTTGTTGCAGAGAATAAGCCATATTCGCTAGATTCCTGGATATTCGGTTCTCTTGCTTCCAATAATCAATCTCCGCATCCGCTTCATCTTTCTTATAGCACGCGAAACAAGCGGCTTCGCCAGACCAATCGTTTTCCGCTATGGAACTATTGCTAGACACAATAGCATCCAACTTGACGGGGGCATCGTCTGGGTGGAAATCTACTTCCATGATATAGGCATCATATACTTTCAATTCTTGTCGTTCCATAAGTCACTTCTTTATTTTATGCAACACATAACACTCTGGGCAAACCTTAACTTTTCGGACATCAATAGTTCCAAGTTCATAGATGCGGGCTACCACCTTGATAATATGGGATGATGGCTTCTTGCAACATTCGCAGATACCCATAGTCGCGCCTACTTCGTATAGCCACAAATACGCATAATAAGTAGTTTCCCATCGTCGGTACAATTATAAGCACAGCACTCATCCAACAAGAATTTCTCGCTATGCCGGGTCATAAGACCCTTTTTAACAAGACCCTCGCAGATAACACCATCGGAACTACTCGGTTTCGTCACGAAATGATTACGGAACGAATAGTTGCAATAGTCATACCCTAGAGTATGCTTGATGATTTCAATTTCCGCAAGATTCAAGCTCACTTCTTTTATATTCATATAATGCCTACCTATGCATTGATTCTTTGATTTTATGTGATATATCTCGCCACTTTATAGCGTAGCGAATATATCGTCTGGATTTATTATGCCAATCATCGCTATACTCAAAGCCCCTAGTACCCCTAGCAAGCCCTGCCATCAACTTGGCACGGAGTCGGTACACTTCAATAAGTGCCAAACACCGCTTATACTTTTGCATACAAACATCCGTGTCCATCTTACATCTCCTTAAAAAACCTAGAGAGTTCAAGCCACTTGTTATAATGTTTCAAGTACCTATCCCGCTTTCGTTGATGATAAGCAAGAGTCTTTCTAAATGTTTCTTCCGTAAAGGCATTAGAACTACACGATATTAACCGAACTGCATCTTGAGCATTTTCAACTTGTAATCTATGCTTTTCAATGTACACAAGACACCGCTTATACTTCTGCCGGTACACAAGATAATGGCAATGTACATCACTATCCTTTAACTTCGACTTCAACGAATTAACTTCATCTCTCAAGTAGGAATTGGTGGACATTACGGTTTGAACATTTTGTCGCATTTCGGACATACGATGCTCATAGTTCTGCCAATGAAGATGAGCGTGCTTGGCAATTTCTCCAAGTGGGGTGTTAGGGTCAATGCCCCTGCAAGCACTCCAAGTAAAGAAGAAACTACTAATCTTTTTCACAAGTTCTACTGGCAGATACGCGGATGCATCAATTTTCATATTTCATCTCCTTTTGATATTTGCATATCGCATCATTCAAATTGCGCAACCGGGTATCAAGTTCATCGGGGCTTCCAATGTGCCAACGAGCGCATACATCTTGGTATGCCGACAAGTCTCTCCGCAGTTCATAAAGTTTATTATGTTGTTCCGACAATAAATTGAGGTATAACCTAAAATCATAACCAATGGTTTCCAAGTCCTTTGGATGATGGATAATGAACTACCCACGCACTAAAGATGTGTGGGTTTCCGTGGCTGCTCCCCTAGTGGGGTTCATTGTTTCCACGGCGTAAATTCCGGTCGTCCGGGCCGTATTGTTTTGCTTAAATGCAAACTTCTTTATGTTGTTAGCGGCCAACAAATCCCTTTTGTTGATAGCACCACAACAAGGACAAGTCCATACCCTATCCTTTAGGGTCAGTTCCTTGTATATGTGACCACAAGAACACATCTTGCTAGATGGCTCGAACCGACCTATGCGGATTATGTTCTTACCATACCACTCCGCTTTGTAGTCCATATAGGCATTGAACGTGCCTATGCTTATATCGGACAGTGCTTGTGCAAGTTTATGATTCCGCATCATATTCTTGGCAGAAAGCGTTTCAAGGCAAATAGTATCGTAGTGGTCAATCAACCACTTGCTTGTCTTGTGCAAGAAATCCTTTCTGCGATTGGTCACTTTCTCATATTGTCGGGCAAGCAACTTGACGGTGTTCTTCCGTGAGTTGCTACCTTTGATTTTTCGGGAAATAGACCTTTGCAACCGTTTTAATCGTTTCAAGGATTTCTTTAGGTTCTTGGGGTTCTGTATTTCAGTACCATCGCTCAAGGTAGCAAACGTCTTGATGCCCAAGTCCACACCGACCGCTTTGTTCTCGTCTATCGGTGCTTTGCTAGGAATGGTATCATTGGTTTCTACCAGAATGGATATGTAATACTTTCCTGTTGGGGTTCTACTTACTGTACTTGTCTTAATCTTTCCGCTAAATTGTCTGCCAAACTTACACTTGATTCCTTCCTTGAATTTTGGAATATACACCCGTTTACATTCGTAATCGACTGTTGTATTCTGCGGAACTTGAAATGATTGGTTGTGGTCGTGCTTGGATTTGAACTTGGGGAAGCCTTTCTTTTCCTTGAAGAACCTAGTGAATGCCATATCGAGATTAAGCAACGCCACTTGTAGCGAAAGTGAGTTTACTTCTGCAAGCCACTTTGTTTCTTCGGCTTTCTTCAACTTCGGCAAATCCGATTGAATCGTGAATCTGGAAAGGCTTTTCTTTGTTTCTGCGTAAGACTTTATTTTCCGTTCAAGACCATAATTATAGATGTATCTGGTGCAACCGAAATGCTTAACTAAAAGCACTTCTTGAGTCTTTGTCGGGTATATCCGATATTTATATGCCTTCAACATCATAACTATAATATAGATTAGTTTTTAATGAAATACAAGTATTTTCTCTAAAAGTCTATATGTTTCAATACGGACAATTCATCCCACACACTAAAGATGGGTGGGATTTCTTGCCAATTTCGTTTAAAGAGAATTGCTAGTAGTCTTCGCATAGCCCCATAGCCTTATAATATTGAGCCGTAGCCCGTTCGGTAGGATTCACAATTTGCTCACGAACACCCTTTTCCCAGTTTTTACGCCAATATCTTTCGCGTCTCCAAGAAAACCATTTCTTATTGACATCATCCGCAATTCGTATGCAAGTAAGGGCAGATTGTGCGCCCCAAAATCCATCGGATGCTCTATCATTACACCAACGGCAGAATGACACAAAAGACATATATTTATACTGCATTGCCTTTTTCCTTACAAAGAGTTTCATACTTTTTCAAACAAGCATCGTGAACCCATTTCCAGTTATTTAACTTGGAATTATAAATGGCGGCTTCTGTGGTAATGTTAGAATCCCTAAAGCATTCAACAAGGAATGACAAGTGCTTCATCATAATTTCGGCATTGCGAACTCTGGATTGCCACAAAGCCCTGCGTGCAATACGATAACCCCTAGCATTATTCCCTGCCATACAAATAAGGCGGTCGATTTCCTTATCCGCTTCATCGGCATCGTAAGCTCGTTTCATTTCGTAATTGCAAGCAATGATATAACCCTCATTGCCTTTAACCACCTTATATTCATCAAGAGCCAATGTCATCATATATCATACTCCCTTGCCTTTTTAAGACATAATTCTTCTACCTTTTTCCATTTTTGATACATAATTCGCCAATCAAGTTCATTTCCGTAGTTATCCAACGGTATATACTCACCTTGAAAAGCAAGACAAGAAATATGTGAAGCCCTTAAAGCCCTAGACATCCACAACAACTTCTTGGACTTCCGTTCGGATTCATCCAATACGGCTTTAGCAATTTCGTAATCACAAACCACGCGAACATCAGAAACATCCATTCTGGAATGGAACTCCGTATCATCCGGGTTGATAATACTATATTGAACCGTCACGCCATAAGGTTGCAGGGGATTGTCCATATCCCTTTTTGTCTGGATGACCATTCGCAACTTGTCATAGACTGCATCACTCATACACGACCCCCCAAGACATTACTCAAAGTATCAAGAGATGCTTCCATAGTTGTGGATTCATCTTCCAATTTTTTGAGTTCTTCCGAAGCAATCTGGCTAATCGTCTGGTAATATCGCCGTTCGGCATCCAAAGCCCTGCGATGAAACGATTCCTTTTCAAGAATCAAGTCACGGATAACGGCATCAACTTCAATTTTTCCATATACCACGTCGGGATGGTCGGTGGAATCAGCCAAGTCATATACCTTGAGTTGTGGTAGAATAACGGTATATTTCATATAGTCTCCTTAACAGACACACCAAGATTCGCCATACATAGCATCACACTTGAGTTCTTCATAGAATTGGTCACTCAAGGCTTCAACCTTTTCGGCATGGGGTTCAACAAGCGCCCACAAGTCCTTAACGAACTCTGGGTCATAATATTCCGTTGGTGCCCTAAAGAAAGTCTTCAATACTTCGGGTGTACCATCGGGCCACACAAACTTATCACAAGATGTATGAGCATTCGCAAAGAAATACCCAGTGATAGTATTATTCTCCGGTTTATTCTTTGCTTCAATATATTCCTTTGATACCGTAGCCCCAAAAACTTGTGTAGCAACGGCTTCAAGTTCTTCATAGAAGCGAGGGTAGGAAAGACTACCCGCCCAATTCAAATCTACGCCCATAATAACTCCTTTAACGAATCTCGTTCATATTCCAGTTAATCCTAGACAATTCAATGATACGGCGATAATTCCAATCGCCCACTCTTACATTCAATTCCGTAGATGTATGGTATCGTTCATACACAAGGGAATTATCATCCTTTAAAAACACAAGTACCGGGAAAACACGTGCCCTGCCATCAATATAATGTTCCGAATCATAGAACAACAAGGTAAACACAAGTTTCATACCATCAATCAATGTACCGGTCATATAGATAACATTCACGGACACATCGCCAAACGAAAACGGAAGGTTATCCAGAATAACATTCCATTTCTTTTCCTTATCATCCCAGCACACCAACTTGTTCCGTTGTACACGGACATCATCATCCTTATACGGATTATTATTCACAAGAAGATTCTTTATGGTCGGCATCAAACTATCATCAATAACCGCGCCGTGAGTCCATCGCCCCACATAATCCGATTCCATAAAAGGTCTTTCAAGCATTGGGTCATAGCACCGAATCTCTTGTACGGATGGAACTTTAAAATGCTCCGTGTTCCATACAAACATCAACCGGGGTGGGTCGAATATCTGCGGCTTTTCGGATTCAAAGTCTATGAGTTCTACACCAGCATACTGCATTAGAACAACTCCTCGATTCTTTCTATGGTAGGCATATACAAGTTCAAATAACTCAACACTTCTTGAGCGTCCAAACGAACAATAAACTCCAAAGTATAGGTTGCCGTGGGCTTCGGGTACATCGTGAAATTACGCTTGAACCTATCTAATTCGGACGGCATATCCATCAAATGTTCATCCCACAATTCCACGATAACCGTTTTCTTGTCTTTAGTTAGATGGAAATTACTTTTAGGATTGTTATAGTCATTAGTACATTTCTTGCAAGCCAACCCGATAACAAGTTGCTTAACGATAGCGGCAAAATTGACCCCTAACATATAGGTAGCCATCACATCATTCAACGGCTTCTTTCGCTTATAAATCTTCGTTGCTTCGGGCATTATGCATCTCCCACCGATTGCTTACTACTAGCATTGATGACAACAGTACCATCCTTATAATTGATGTCAAGAGTCGTGATAGAGCCATCCTTTGCGGTAGCCGTAGCAATCATTCGTGTAATCTTTCCATCCATAAGAATAGTGTCAAGCACCTTTCGTTTCTTAATCGGAACTTTGCAGAGTTCTTCGGCGGCACGTGCCGGCACCCATCGTTGTTGGACATTGCAGAACCGGACATACTTATATCCGCTACCATTCATATCCCGAATATGTTTTAACTTCGTGACATAACTTTGAATCACATTGTCATACATCGCAACAAGACGAGCATCGCCCACCCCCAATGCCTTATCCCTTTCAGAATTGAGCATATCAAAGATTTCTTCGCGGGTCAAGCGAATTTCACGATTCTTACCATTGCAGTTATCTGGACGCATCTTTTTCTCCATCATTGTTTGATTATGATGTATCGTTGAATATAACTAAATATCAAAGGGTTGTCAAGTAGTCTCGTAAAAATAATTGATTTTTTTTTTCGGGAATGTCTAATTAAATATTTTTACAAAAATATCTTGACATCTTTGTGATATTTAGTTATATTGGTTAGCGGATAATCATAAGGACACCCGCTATGAAGAAAATAAGCACCTATCTCAAAGTGTTTGACACCATCACAAAGGTAAGCGAATACTTGTCTGCCATCAAAAGAATGGAAACCGATTTTGACCATCTGGATATTGACTGCGGAATGTTCCCGGTGGATTCCGAAACGGAGAGAGCTTGGAAATTTGATATGGGCGAACGACACGATTTCATATCGAAGCATCGTTTCGTTTATGCCCCGAAATCCAAATGCAAAGTTATGATTAACGACCACTATGTTAATGAAGACGGTAGTCCTTGCACTGTCAAGTTCGTTCTTGTACCGAAATGGATTACTCGCAACTGGTAAGGAGACCTATATGATTGAATTGATTCCCTTAAACGAAAGCCCTTTTGAAAAATACAAGGATGTTGAACCCATTGGGAGTATGCTCCGGGATATTAAAGCCCGCAGGGATGCTTTGAATGCCAAGTGGAATATTCTTCCAGATGAAAAAAAGGCTATCGCCTACAACGAAATTTTAGAAAAAGTAAATGCCGTGTCCGAACTCATCGTACAAAGAGAACTTAAAGAACCATTAACATTCATCATAGACAAATCCAAGATAACACCCGAACAACTTAAAAAATTTCTAAACGGAGAAAATACCAATGGCTAAAAAGAAAGAAATCCTCGGTTGCACCGACAAAAGCAAATGCGAAAAATCAAAGTACATCGACGCGATTCACGAACTTGGAAAGGCTCTCAAGAAACTTAAAATCCCGTTTGAATACTTCTATCCGGGTGGAAAGTTCGGAGACATTCTTTTGCCGTGGTGTAAGGGTATGATTCGTTGCAACTCCCAAACTTGGGGAGATGGCAGATACCCTTTCAAACTTGAGGGCAGAAAATTGACGGAACTCAATGAAAGCATTCAATGGTTCGTCACTCAAGAATGTGCCATCAAAACAACCAAAGAAGCCTATAAGCGTGTAAACGATGAATGGACTGGAATTAAACAGTTCATTTCGGACTTGCAGACATTCACAAACAAGCCGAAGACATTCAAGAATATGCAGGGCGATTATAGTCTAAATGCCGTAATTACCGCATATTACAAGGATAGGTCGGATAGAATCTGCAATAAGAATCGGGGAAAGTAATATGCCTACATACAATATTGAAATAACACCACAAGCAAGGTGTGTCATTCAGGTTAAAGCGAACTCCGTTGAAGAAGCTCTTGAAAAGGCGAAAGAATTTGAAATGAATGATAGCATCCCACATACTTGGGAATCTATGTTTCATTGGGTGGATGCTAGGAAAAATGCTAACGATTGGCAGAATGCCTATATACAAGAATGTTGGAAAGACAAAAAAACCAAACAGTTATACTACACCACTATTGAATGCGAGTACAAGCCATCCAAGAGAGAGATTAGGTTCAAGCCCGGTGGGGGCTACTCAAAAAACTTATCTGCATCCTTGATACCCTTTGGAAATTATTTATTGACTCACGGTGGTTCACTCTATCCGATATGCCCGATGTGCAACAAGCGCTACCTAAAAATTGATGCTACGAATGAATATCCTAGAAAGCACCACACGGAACTCTGCGACCATTGCAGAAAAAAATAACCTAGTCCGATTGTATATAATCACGATGAACACATACATAAATTTTTAAAGGAGTTTAATATGCTCAAGTATGGTGTAGTTTGGCTTATTTGCGTTCTGGTTATTCTTGTAGTAATAAATCTCGGCAAAAAGAAACACAAATAACTCAAAAGGATTCAAAATGTTAGGTGATGAATTAAAAGAACATCGTGGGATGCTCGGTTTCGCCGGCCCCTTATACCCAGCGGACATCGTAGATAAAACGGTGGCTAAACTGCAACAAGAACTTTTACGATACAAGATAAAGTTCTGTATGCGAGAAGCAACCATTTGTCATTCCTTGTCTGCGGAATATGGAATGGAAATGGTAGCCGTAAGCAATGATTCCGATAGAGATGAAGAAGATGCTATGGAATCGGAAAGCAATAGAGAAGCGGCAAGAAAACGATGGAGAGAAAAATCCGATAAGTATTATGAACGAAGCAAACGATGGCTCAAAATGGCAGGGAAACTCAAAAATGAAATGCGATAAACTTGAAGCAAAAGATGTGTATTGGTTGAACCGATACATTAACGAAAACTTTGCATCCAAAGATGTGGAAGACTTCTACCCGAAATCCCAGGTAGATGAAGCCATTACCGAAATGAAAGACGAAAATCGGCAACTCAAGCGAACGATATGGATTGTCCGTGCCGAAAATGCTTTTAGTATGTCTTGCTATAACGGAACTCTTGCACATGGTTGGAGATACTTCCGTGGCGATTTACAAAAAGCCAAGGAATATGAAGAACTCAAGCAAAAGTGGAACAAGGTTGAACGGCTATGCAGGGATAAAGCGGATTCATATTTATGCAAAAAGGAATAAACAAATGCGACAAGCAATCCTTGGTGGACTATGCCCATAGCAAATTGGAATCCGAAAAGTTTGCTGGGGAATATTGGGGATGCAATGGGGGTGTCTATGAGATGTACCCGAAAGAAGATACGGATGCAGTCATCGACGAATTAGCCGGTATCTGCCAAAGTAAAGAATATGCCCTATGGAAATCAAGAGCAAAAGTTGCTAGGATAGCCGCATCGTTATGGACAACGCGAGATGCTTTCTACAAAGATGATGGTAAAACCAAATATGACATCAACGGCATCACGGATGGTAGCATCTACACGAATGCATCCAAGACCAAAAGAACTATTAACGAATGGATTGACATTTGGGATAATGTAGAATTTGTTTGTGAATGTAAATTGGAGCATTTATAATATGTACAAGTACAAAAAACTTAAAGCCGAAACCATCGTTCCAAAAGGTGCTGCCATCACATTGCAGATGTATGGAAAGGGCGATGTGGATGAAGCCATTTCGGAATTGACTGTCAAACTGGATTCTGCCGAATCACAAGCATTCCTACACGAGCACCATGCAAAACTGTTCCTTTCCGAAAGGAACTATGCAGAATCAAAATTAGCGGATGCCCATAGAGCTTTGTGTCTTTTGAGAATTGAATATGCCCGGCAGAGGTTTAACTACTACGATACTTTGGATAGAACTTGGAAACAAGAATATATTGAAAAACATTGTGCGTTCTGGGATAAGGTACAAAACTATTGGGAGAATAAATTGGAGGAACAAAAATGAAACAGATAATGACATTTGAAGAAAGATGCCGTAAGGCTAACGAAATCAAATGCTACAAGTGCAAAAGCATTACATATCGCCAGAACTCCATAATAACTAAAACAAAGCGTGGCAAACTTGTTATGGTCTGCAAAGATTGCTACGAAAGGATGGCTAAATGATTTTTGAAGATTTGAAACCGGTCACGATTAGCACCCCCGATGGCGATAAACTTTACTACCCGGCAGAAAAGGTAGATGAAATAATTAAGACTATGAACCACGCCTTGTTTCTCACTAGAGCAAGCAATGCGGATGCTTGGTCTAGGGTATGGATGCATCGCTTGGAATACAAGGATAATTTCAAGTGGGCAGACAAGTTCAACAAGGTAGAAGACATCTGCCATAAGAAAGCCGAAACATACAAGTAGGTACATTATGAAATTCCAAGAATTACATTCAATCACGGCACAATACCAAGTTCCAGCGGAATCAATCAAGAGCGATAAGCCATCCAATGACAATATCGTTGTTGTGACCGGGGAGTTCTATCCAAAGAAAGATGCGGATGAAGCCATCAAGGAACTTGTGGATGACAACCACACATTAGTATCGCAACTTGAGCGATATTATAAATCCGAAAAAATGGCGTATGGTATTGCTTTCCATTATAGACAAAAGATAGATGTAGTGCAACACACACTCTGGATAACAAGAGCAATCCGTGCAAGGGATATGTCTAATCAATATCACAATCTATCTATGACCCACTTGCACAACGGCAATGTGGAGATGTCAAAGAAATGCTATGACTTTGCAGAGAAGATGCGTGTCGTTGAACATAAGTGTAGGGAAAAAGCGAAGAACTACGAATAATGGAAAATCCAATGCTCTGCGATAAACTTGAAATCTACACACCCGAAAGAATCTATTGGTCTTGTGAGCAAGTCGAAAGGGTTGCAGGGGATGTAGATATTCGCCATCTTGACGAATGCGATTACTATACTCGCAATGATGCGGATGCCGCTTTCGCACAACTCAAAAAGATTCTCTTACGATACAAGTACAAGAGATGCCTATACTTAATAGACATTACTAAACGAGCTTGGTTGGTACTAGATTCAAAATGTGCTAGTTATCGTAGAAAGTACCCATCGCTTATGGATTCTTATAGAGAAGCATATCCGGTTCCAAGCGAGACATTAAAAGCATACACGAAGATGCAGACAAAAGTAATGCGACTCAATAAAAGAGAAAGACGATTAACACAAATAGCAACTCACTACAAAAAGGAATTAAACAAATGAAATACAAACGCTATCGCTTCTATACAAATTCCGCAGAAGACCCAAGACCCCTTGTGGACTTGAAGACAATCCAGATGCCGTACTGGATTTCGGGCTACACCGGAGATATGAAGAAAGCCATCATCATCTGCTATCTGCCGGCAGAAGAAAACCTTTTAAAATATTGGGATGATGCCCACAACATTGATACTCAAGACCGGGATGAAATTACCTACACCGATAGATTCCCGAAGCCCGATTGGTTGAACTAGCCACAAATAGTAAAAGACCCCAACCACCATAGGTAGTTGGGGTTTTACTATGCAATGGAAAATCGCTATTCTTCGGATTCAACATCTTCTTCGGTAAAGTAGCCATTATCAACGCAGAAAGAAGCAAAGTCTTCTTTAGAGTTGATGGCTTCACGAACATAGTCATTCTTGTCCGATTCATCTTGAATCGACACAAGATTGGCATATCCGTTCAAGTGGAAGAACTCGTCATTGGGATTAAACGAATCCTGCGGGAAATTATATCTTCCACCGAAGAAAGCACGTGTAATGGCATTAAGGCAATCATCGCCACAAGCGATACGGATGGATTCATCATCCATCGGGAACACTTGGTCATCGGGCTGGTTTTCCTGCAAATATTCTTCGCCATAGGTTTCAACGAGAGAGCCAAAAGCATCTTCGTTATTCACGATGTAATCTTTAAGTTCTTGTTCGGACATATCGTTGTCTCCTATTTAGACTCTTGCAGAGCAAAGAACGCCATCCCCAAACTCATCATTATCCCAGTATTCGCCATCTGGACCGCACACCGGGAATGTAAGAGATGGATTGATGCCCTCGGCTTCAAGTTCCTTTTCAAGTTCTTCCAAAGAATTAAGGTCTTCGTCTTCAAGACCACTTGTATCGCCATTAACAAATGCGGGCAAAAGATAATCGGGAACTCGCGTGACACGAATACCGGAGCCATCGTAAGGGTCTGCCGCGATATTTACTTTCGGGGCATAATTCGTATTGACTTCGATGTAATTATTGCGTTCGCCAGCCGGGATGTCATCTTCAAGATAAACTTCGCCCTTAATAGAAAGACCGTGGTTCAACGAAAATTCGTGATAAGCACTATCAATAGCGGAATCCACATTTTCGGCATTCACATAGAAAGTGTATTCCTTATCGTTTTCGTCACGGAAACTTACTTGGAAATTCGGTTCGTCTTCAATGAAGATGTGGCAAGAATCGCCGTGTTCAATCTGCTCATCGGAGCTTTCGGACTTCTTGGATTCCTTTTGAGAACCACGCTTGATATAATCGCCCACAAATCCGAAAAGTTCCTTTACCATAGTAATAAAGGTGTTCCAATCAGAGCCGACCTTAAATACGAAACTCTTGCCGGCTCTCGGATTGGTCATAGCATCATTGTTATACAAGGATGTGTACACTTCATACTTGTCACCATCGGCATTAAGACCAATAAGAGTGTGTCTGGAACTCTTACCAAAATCGGGATTTGCAGAAATGGTGTATGTATTCTTTGAAGAATCGTTGTTCTTGTTAAAAACAAGACTATTCGGAGCATTATCCACAATCTTGCTCATAAATTCCGCATTGGACATAGAGCCATCCAAGAATGCCGCTTCATTCTTCTTAAAGGATTCCACTCTTTTCTGCATAGAGCATTCAAAGCGCTTCTTGGATTCCCCAAGGATATTTAACACTTTGCTATAATCCTTTCCGTCATCGCCATCAAGCCACTTGACGGAATTGATAAAATCCTTAATCTTCGGGTTGTAGTTGCCGTCATCAATGTAGGCACAAAGTTCACGGCGAATATCTTCTTCTTCGCCACCATCCAAGGCGGTAGAAATTGGATAATCCGTGCCTTCTTCGTATTCCATGACCATATCATAAAATTCTTTAGGGTCATAGGCATCGCCATCATAGCGGTCAAGGATGAGGTCGATAATCATTGTGAAACTCCTTTGTTTAGCATAAATGTAATATATCCAAAAGAAAAAACAAACGCGACTCTCAAGTATTATCGTATAAAACCACTATTTATGTAAACAAAAAGGCGAATTTTGCAGAAATTCTACAAAATCGCCATCTAAAACCGGTAAATTATCCGATTATGCCAAAGACATAAGCCTTGGTACATCTTCGGATGTATGCCCATCATAAGGCTTTGCTCGTTCAAGTTCCTTGCACTTAAACAAATCCCAGTCCTTTTCTTCATAATGATATGAATAGGGTCCGGCAGGGGTTTCAATGCATACCAAGAACCAGCCATCGCCATTGAACCAAGGTTCGCCATTCTCGTCAAGCCAAGACTTCCAAGACTTTTCGGGATAAGCATTCACAAGTGCAGCCGAAAGATAAAGGCGTTGCTTGTACAAATCCTTGAACGAATGAAAGCCATCCGAAAGGTCTTCTACATTGCAATGGCAAGTTTCGGCGGCAACGGCCATAATGTCATTCATCAAACTCTTTTCCATAGGTCAATCCCACTTCTTTGATTGTTCTTCAATCTCAATATAGTTTAATGTCCGATGCTTGTGCAACCGGGAACGATTGTAAGCACCATCTGCCGGATGCAAGTATTCCGTATAAGTTGCTTTCTTTTCCAAGCCCTGCGGAATCTTCGGCTTCAAATCTTCGTATGCTTGTTTAGGAGTTTCGCCAGCACCAATAAATTTCTTTTCAAAGAAAATATGATGACGGACACTAGCGGTAATAAAATAGATATATCCGTGATTCATTTTTTTGTTCCTTTTAGTTTAAGAATCCAGTTAGACAATGTACCCAATGCGTTCCTATGAATGATATAATCGGACTTTCGTTTCCACGGCAATTTCTTTATGCATATTGGGATAGCATCTTTGGCATCATCCCTAGTCTCGAAGATACCTAGAATGCTATCATAACATTGCGATTTATGCAACAAGACATAAAGCCATTTCATAGCCAATCCCTAGATGTATCGTGTCTGCTACCATTGAGCCATCTATTTTCTGCGGCAACAAATACAATGATTACAATACCAACCACGATAACAAACACAACCCAGAATATAACCACACCATACTTTGACGAGAAAGCATCTACTGCGGAATCCAAGCCAACATTATCCTTGAACTCTGGGTCATACAATCCGTGTCCTACGATATTGCCATAGAGAGTGCCGGTATATTGCAGGGGTCTTGCAAAATACACATATCGCTTGTGGTACGCAAAGTTATCGGTAGATACATACATCTCCCCCGGAAGCGATGCGAACTCCGAAAACCTAAATGTCCTACCAAGAAATCGCAGATGACTAACACACCAATCCTTGCTACTGCGATAATCCCAAGTCCAATAACTTTCGGTATGGCATTGCCGATTCTTACCCTCGCCAGAACAAACTGTACGATAATGCTTGGTGTATTCTTCTAGCCTACGATGAATCGACATATATGGACCCACCTTACCATCGGAAACCGAACCAACGGCAGATACCGTGCCATAAGCCAAGGTATGCCCCGCATCTGTTTTAAAGGCATAATTGAATTGAGTGCTATCCGCAAGTTGTACGGCTTGCTGGTATTTGCGATTGCATTCATCCTGGTGGTTTTGAATTGCCGTGGCTATGCAAAACCCGATGATGATAGCGATGCACAAGCCAATAAAGGACACATAGACTTCTCGTTTTGTGACTTCAAAATCCGGTGTGCTACGATATGGGTACATAATTATCTCCTACGAATGTTTCGTCTTTGGGGAATATATTCCATAAAAATCGACCTATACATCTTATGCTCCGTATCATTGCCGGTCGTTCCAATGGTAAGATGCATATTGCGAAAACATTTCTGGGCTTGAGTCTTGAATGCCATAACAGTATCGGTTTCCGTACCAAACTGAAATTGGACATAAGCAAAGCAATGAGATTCTTTAGAATCGGAAGAAACCTTTTCAACAAATGCATAGCCCTTTACCGGGAGCTTGCTAGACTCTGCAAGACCTAGCAAGCGGTCGATACACTTGAAATAATATTGTCTATCCCCAGAGACTTGCATATTACTTATCCTTTTTCAAGAGACCAGTGGGAGCATCAACGGGGGCATTTTTAAATTCAAGGTATGAATAATCTTGAACTTGATAACCCAAAAACGAAAGGAAAATTCGTGTCGGGAAACTGCGGACATATCGGGTATAATCCCTAACCGTTGTATTGTAATACTTACGATGCGAAGATATGCGATTCTCCGTCATCGAAAGCTCCGTCATATACCTATCATAATTCTCAACCGAACGGAGTTGTGGGTATCGTTCCACAACCGCTTTTATGTATGCGGATGCATTAACATCGCCACCATCCGCAGTTGTGCGTGCTTCGGACAACTTCACGATGACTTCGGATTCGTGTTCATCATAAGACTTGACGGCTTCTGCCAAGTTCACAAGAAGACCCGAACGGCGGTTGTATTCCGCGTTCAAATCCGACAAGGAACTTTCCACAAGTTGTTCCTTTGCGATTGCGGAGTTCTGCGAACTCTGGACACCAAAGACGCAGACAAGCGCGGTGAGACCAATAAGGACAAAGATTGCCCCAGTATAAATGATTGCTTTTTTCATTGTTTGTTTTTCCTTTATGTTTATGGGTTGTTTTTGTTTAATGAATAACGACCAGCATTCGTTTTCAAAATCTGCAATAAAGACCTTACGGATGTCTCCATAAAGATAGGTGTATCACTAGATGATGCTTCATACTGGACATACAATTCATGGAGTTGCTTGAATGTAATGGTTTGACCATCTAAAACTTGCTTAATCTTATCAAGAGTAGTAAGTGCATTATCCAAAGCGGTAGCAAAGTCTTCTTCGGTTATATCATCATTAAATCGCCTATCGTCAAAATGAGACCACCTTGATAACCAAGTAGGCATATACACGCAGATTGAAGCGTACTTTGCTTCTAGTGACTTTTGATAATATGTGATAGCAACGGGTTTATCGTTAAAGGGGTCTTTAGCATAACCATAGAACCAATCGGATTCCCCCGATACATCCGTAAGTACAAGACCCTTGGATGCACAAATCTTCTTATAATCTTCAAGTTTAATCATTAGCACCTCAAGGCATTCAATATGGCACTATACTGGTCATACCCATCTTCCCTTTCAACAATCCATTCTTTCTTATAATTTTCCGTCTCGAACGACTTGATGTCATTGCAGGGTATAGTGGTAGAACCAACTTGGATGGAACTCTTACCATCGTCATCAATAGAAATTTGAACAAATATTCCGAAGATTTCCTTATTAGAGAAAGTGGTAATATAGATATACGGCATCATACGCGATTCCCCCTTTCAACCGGTGGGTACTTAACAACCTTATCGTAATCGGGGTCATACTCCGAATAGATGTCAATGGATTCAAAATGCTTATCAAGTTTCAAGAATGCAGTACCATCGGGTTCTTTACCGGAGCCACTAACGATACTAAACATATTGGGCAAGACATAGAGTTTATTAAAGTTCTTATTCAGAACAAGAGACACGCCCATATCTTTAAGAAACTTCTTGAGTTCATTAACCACGAACTTGCTAATATGTTCCGCTTCGGCTTCTGCCCTTGCTTGAATTTCGGTCTTGGACAATACAGACTTAACTTGGGAATCAATCTTTGATTTCAATTCCGAATTTGACTTATAAAAACTGGGGCATCTTTCATTAAGAACAAGTTTGGATTCCCGTTGTTTCAAGGCATCTTTTAATTTTTTTGCCATAACATCTCCTTGATTGTCGTTATACAATATAACTAAATATCAAAGAGATGTCAAGAGAATTTTGTAAAAATTTTAAATATTTTTTTAACTATTCTTTCTTCGGGAAATAAAGCCACTTGGCGGCATCCGAAAGTTTGAACGCCTTGTCATTGGCATCGGTATTTCGGAAAACACCGGTGGCTACGAAAAGCAAGAGTAATGCGAATGTCTGGTCCGGGTAATTGGACAATGGGCCGTGCAAGATAAAGTATTCTGCCGTGACCTTACCCGGCATAGTATCGTTTGCAGTCTGCAAAAATCGTGTCGTGTTGTCGATGGCGATTAGCAATGAAGATTCCGTAGGAAATGCATCATGGAGCATCGGGGAAAACTCTTGTGCCTTTTCGGTTATGAATGCTTCATAGTTGAGCTTTGCAGATTCGGGAGTCACTTTAGGTGCTTTCTTGTGTGCCATAATAGTTGGTTTCCTTTATTTATTGTACCTATCCAATATACGGACTACATCGCCATACGGTACTTATGGATGACCGGCCACTTCTCAAGTCGTTCGGTGGCTAGGTCGATTCTTCTTTGAATTGCATTCTTCCACTTCTTATGGAACTCTGCAAAAATCTTCGGCATCAAGGTATCTTCAACAAGAGTCTTCAAGTCTATCTCGTTTCCACACTTATCGGTATTCGGGATATACACGGCATCAAAGACATTACGAACCTTACAACCAAGAACCTTGCGGAGTTCAAGACAAAGCCTTGTGACCAAGCAAGACTCAAACTCAAATATAACCGAACCAAAAGGAGCGCCCACGGTTTCCACAATAGCATCGTGGATTCCCGAAAGACGCTCTCTTGAAGACCCATTAAAATCAGCCTTGCCCTTGCCCATAAGATTCTCAAGGTTCTTTGCGATGGAATAACTCATAATGAGTCTTTCGCCATCTTCGCAAAAACGGCTTTTAGCCTTTTGAATCAACTTGCCCTTACCCTTGATGCTATGGGGTGCGAATAACTTGTCTCCGTAAACCCAGCCGGCCAAGGATTCCGTAAGAGCATCCACTTCTCTGCGATATGCATAGTTCACGGCTTGGTCAAGTGACAACGGCATATATGATGAAAGAATTTCTTTCTTGAACTTCTTTCGGGCATATCCGTTAGGAATACGGCAGCCGTTCATCTGCATATACAATTCATCGTAGATGTCCGTTGTGGGCTTTGTCCAGATGCCACGATGCACGGCTCTTGTAAGGCTCAAGATACTTGCATGGAAATCGTAAGTTAGGTAATCCCTGCCCAAATCCTTAACAAGTTCCTTATCCCTATCCGAACCTTTCTTCTTACCCCTAGAACCATTGTGGGCTTTCATCCCACAAAGCCTTGTGTTCACACGGAACGACATCCCGGACACGAAATTGCTATTCGTGACCTTGACATTCATATCTCCGCTATAAGCCCATTCGCCTTGGTTCTCATCATAAGAATTAAGGGTACGGATGTCTTTCTCAAGGTCATTATACCAAGGGGATGCTTCGCGGTACAAGCCGTTCACAAGATGCCAAAATTCCTTGGTGTTCAATCCCATACCCCTGCCGTAAGTTCTGCGATAAACCATCACATTCTTGCCGGACACACAATTCTTGCGAAGACGGTTTAAGAACTCCGCAAAGGTCTTTGACTTCTTCGCCATCTTCTCGGCTTTCACAACGGCTTTTCGCCCTTGTTCTTCCGTGACCGGTGTTAAAACCCATCGGCATTCGGGCAAGACACCTTCCTTTTTAGCCAAGGAAATCAAGCTCTTGGCGAACCCATCATCAAGGAAATAACTCCGGGCTTTCGGTTCGTCTTCAAATGGAGAGTGCCACACTCCGTTATCCGCGGCAATAAGCACTCCCAATTCCATCAAATCCCACAATCTGCGATTGATGAGTTGTGCCGCCCAGACGGATTGCAGTTCCATACCGAACCAAGCCGCCAAGGTCTTGTTAGTACAAGAAATAAAAAAAGAATGGGCTACACCATCGGAAGATACACGTGTATGTACCGACCGGGCATAGTCCACCACCATACAAAGTTGCCCAAGAATATTACGGAATTGACCCTTAAACTTGCCTTGCAAGCGTCTCTTGAGAATAGGCAAATTCTGTTTGCCTTTTAGGGGTAATTGCGATATGTTGCAGGAATCTTTAAAAGGTACGCTATAAGGTGTTATGTCCTTGCATCCGCTTCGTGTCGTTGTGATGCCCTTTGGACGCCCTTTCTTTTTTTTGCAAAAAGTTAAACTACAAGAATCCATTGAATCCTCTACGAAATTCGACCCATCATTAGCACTAGCCCTTCATAACTCCGCTAGTGAACTTTATGCCATTCAAAATTCAATGGGTTGGGGTGGACTCCTTTTTAGGGGAATCCACCCCGTCGAATTTTGAAGAGAACCAAATCGCAAATTGCGCAAAGCGATTCGGATTCAAAGTTGATACAAATATAGCACAAAATTTCCGAAATGGCTAGGAATGATTGTAAACTTTTTTAAGCATCTAGGAATCTACACCGCCATCTCGCCTACATACCCCCTATACTTTCTCTTATTTCTATCCTAGTATTCTACCTACTCTAATAACACCCAGCACCTCCCCATACAGCTCCCATTAGTTAAATTGTTTTTTTAAAGAATCCCTTATGGTTGTTGAGATTGAGTTGCCTTTACTAGAAAAATTTATATATTTTTGGTGTATTGATATGTGTTCGTGGTAGTTCGCATATCTCATAGAATCTGCATTTTTGGAATGCCCAGTATTCGTAAACTACCACTTTATGCGGATGCTGGGTATTCTATTTGTAGGCTTTTCGTATGATTGTAAAGAATCATCCATCTTTGAACATTTTAGTTCGCTCCGATGGTGCTGTTAGCCATAATAATGGTAAAAATTGGGCGTTTGGCTCAAATTCAAGGGGTTATAGGTATATCTGCTATAATGGAAAAAAGATTCGTGTCCATCGTCTAGTTGCAGAAACATTTATTGGAGAATGCCCCATAGGGTGTTCTATTGACCATATCAATAGAAATCGTTCGGATAACCGACCCGAAAATTTAAGGTATGCTACACCTAAAGAACAATCGGCTAATTCTAAATCCGTATTGTTCCCCAAGTATGGCCATGTCTCCGATGGTGTCGAATATTGGCGAGCATATAGGGCTGCCAATAGACTTAAATGTAATCGGAAAAGTAGGCTATCTATGCGAAAATATTGCAAGACCCATAAATGTATCAAGGGTCATTGGTATCTTCGTTCCGAATTGACCACGCCAGTTAAAGAAAACCACTCTCCGTAGCCGTTTCGTATGGTGGGGTGCTACCTTTATACCCCTAAACGGAAAAAGAGCCTAGAAAGGCTCTTTTGTGGGTTTATATGGAGTCCAATGTATTTGTCTTTAAACTCTATTCCATTATGCACATAAACGCATAGGGAAATCATCTTCGCTTCGGTTTCTTCGCAGTAATCCCAACGATGTTCTTGTTATCATCAAACACCGGGTAAAACCGGTACTTTGGTTCATTATTGTTTGTTGAGCCGTGAATGTAGTCCTTATATTTTTCTTCAAATTGTGTTTTGGGAACTTTGAGGGCTATTGTAAAGTTGAGAACCACCCAGTAATCTCGTTCACGCTTAACTTGGGAAATGACACCATATTCCGAAAGTTCCTTGTCAAGAAGAACTCTGCGGTTCTTGGGGGTCATATAATCCGTGTTGTAGGTTTCATCGCTGGATTCCCCAATACCCGTATGCTTGGACACATATAGCATACCATAGGCAACACCATACTTTGAAAGTTCTATGATGTTTTCAATCAAGTATTCTGGAATGTCTTTAACGATGACACCATCAAGGCTCACGGTATGGGGTGTTCCGTGCTTGTGAATCATTTCGCAAGTGTCCGGGTCGAAGACCATTTCGCCATCGGAATATTCCGTCCATACTACGGAACGGCTCTTGTAGTCAAAATCAATCTTATCCACTTGTGCAAGCATATTGGTATCAATCGTCTTGTGGATAATATCACTTACTTTGGCTTTGGGGCTTATTATAATTTGATAGACCAAATCAATCCACGGTTTAAGTATAACTTCGTTTTCCTGGGTATTTTCAGCCACGCCACTATTATCCGCAATAATTGTTTCTTTAATCTGCGGATGTGCCTTGAGAATATCATCAACCTTGAACCACTTGTAATTATATGCGATGAGTTTGGCGGCAAGTTCGTAGTCCGTAGCGTATGAAAATCTTTCATTGGACATCGGGCAATATCCGTTTCTACTACCAATCTTGTGCAATATCGAATGGTATTGGAAACTATTATCGTTATCCTTGTTTATGGCTCCGGCGATGTACTCTGCGGACAAGACCGTTTCGGCACATAGGATTTCCCAATAATCAACATATCCGCAACGGGCGTACCCATCGGAATCGCGGTACATAAAATTGGCTATGGATTGGCGTTCATAGCCGTGGTCTTCCCAGTCGCGGTAAAACCAAATCCTATTGCTCACGAAAAGAATAGGGTCGCTACCATTGACCGTAAGTTGCAATTCGTAAGGGTATCTTCCATCTTTAGGTTTTTCGCCCGATATGTCGATGGCACTTGCAGTCCATGTCTTGAGCAACCCTGCGATTCGTTCAACAATCGGAAATGTAGTCACATACAATTTCAATTCTTGAAGGACTTTCAATGATTCAGCCCTTTCGTCTGCCGTTGTACACTTGCTATTCGCTAGAGCTTTACGGAGTTCCATAACTCTATGAAAATCCCACTTTTTTGGTGTGGGCATCGTAAGGATATTGTTGGTAATGTAATCCTTGGCGAACTCAAGTTTCTTGTTGTATATGCGGTTGCGGCATTCGTTTTCCGCAGATTGAACACCCTGCATCTTTGTTTGCAGTTGCTTTGCATCTTCAATGAGGGTGTTCTTCTTATTTATGATTTCGGAGAGTTCCGTGTCGAACGATTCCGTAATATCTTTAAATTTTTCATCAATCATAATCATCCTTTATTTGGTTCTTTTTATGATTTTGAAAAGGTCTTCGGGGAGCAAGCGGATTCCACCCCAAGTACCGGCAATGCTACCCTTGCTATCAATATGGGTCACGACACCGACCTTTCCGATGTATCGCTTTTCCGCTGGGTCTAGTTTACCATCACGATTCGGAACAAGACCTACGATTTTGATTTTGTCACCGATGCTAACCTTGTTCTTGGAGTTCCAATCATCCCGTGGTGCTTTCTTCAAATCGGCGATGGTCTTCGGCAGGGGATGGTATCGGAAATACTTGATGACGATGCACTCATCCGTTTTACGGAGTCTCTGCATTACACTATATTCAACGATGTCTCGCTTTGAGAATACAGTCTTGGCGAGTTTTCGGGTTGTGTCTGCTACTTCCGCATAGTTAGTGCCAGTATGCTCGATTTTAGTGACATCTTGCCATTTTGGACCCTTGCTAGGATAATTGCTTGCACTAATGATGTATTCGTACATATAGACTCCCGATTAGTCGTTGGTGGTAAGTTCTTCTTTATTCATATTGGTTTTCTCCTATTTAATTGGCTTTTTGACTTTGACCACGACAAGTTTTGAGAAGCCCATTACCTTTCCGGTTTTATCCGTAAAGTCATAGTAGTATTGCATCCTACCTTTCTTGTCGGGTTCTTTGTCAATGAATTTTTTTGTTGCCGTCCATCCGTGCAACTTCGCATCCTTGAGAGTGGGAATCTTGCAAGTGTTTCGCATACGGTGGTCTCCTTATTTATGGGCTAAAGAATCGTAGGTCTTCCAGAGAGCATCTTCAATGGATTCGCTATTCTTGTAGTTCAAGTAGGCTCGTTTGCCCTTATCTCCATAGGGGTGTGCTTCGTAAACCTTGAGACATTTCTTTGTTCTATCTTGGAAGACTGTATATGCCGTCCAAATCCGCTTTCTATCAATGGACACTTTGGTATTTCCCGAACCATAGGTTATGCATAACCAAAGATTGTTCCGAATTTCATTGAGTTCGTTATATACGGCAAAAGCCTTGAGTTCTTCAAAAGAACCCTTTTCGGTGGATTCAAATTTAGTATGGTAATGGTTGGCTTTTTTGTCAAAGAACTTGTGGGCTTCAATAAGAGCCGCATCCCTATCAAGAATCCTAGTATCTGCCATATCGGAACTCCTTTTGATTTTCCGATATGAATATAAGTAAATATCACAAACTTGTCAATAGATTTCTTTAAAAATTATTACTTACATTTTACTTACAATTAGATGCAGTAGAAAGCGTTGAGTGGGGTCTGGGAATCCCATTGTTCTTCAACGGCTACGATTATTTTCTTGTCCATCGTCAATGGACTCAATACCGCAGTTCCCAATTCAAGTTCTTCGGGCCAAGTGAACACTTGCAAATCGCTAAACATTTTGGCGATGTCATTGCAGTTGGTCACTAGGTTGTCAAGGGTGTTCTTGTCCATATTATTGAATTGACCGAAAGGTATGATGGCCTGGGCATCATCCGGGAAATAACCACTTGCCGTTTCTTCCCATCCGAAATAACCAGCCATTGGAACTCGGCTATAAATTCTACGGAACGGAACTTGGATGACTTGGGCTTTTTGCTTATAAAGCTCCGAATAATAGACAACTTTTTGCTTGTCAAAGTCTATGAAAGCATTCTTCGCGGTCATATTGGCAAGCATCAATGCATATTGACCCTTGGTCAAGAAAATATTGATTAGATTAGACACCGGCAGACTTGGGCCGTCTTCAATCTCAAGACCCTTGAGCAAGTCTTTGATGTCCGCTTCTTCAACGGATGACGGAACGACTTCAAGCCATTTTTCTTGTTCGGCTTTGATTGCAGAAATCTTAACGGCGGTTTTTGACCCAGATTGCATAAACACTTCGCTACCAACCATCTTGTACTCGGTAGTTTTCTTATCTATCGTAAGAGTGAACTTTGGAGAATCGTTGTAGTTCTCCATCGGCACGGTAATTTGTGCGAATGTGTAGCCCGATAAAGCCTTGCGGATTATCGCTCCGTCAATATGTCCGATACTGCATTCAACCATAATTTAAATCTTGAAATCCTTTATTTCTGCAAGTTCCGTCTTGAGCCAAGTAGGGTCTATGCGGACTTGCATACTGCGGTTTGCCATCCTATGTGGTGTGTCGATGCCGTTGAATATCATATTCCACTTCATCAACCCATCACGGACAAACAACTTGTCCGGGCGATACTTGGTCTTCAAGTCCGCTTGTACAACCGTCCCGGCAGCCGGTCGGGGATTGACACTACTATTGGATTCAAGGAATCTCTCAATGCTTCTTATCTCATCCATAGTTTACTTCTCCGATGATGCCGTGAACAAAGAACCATACATATTGACAAGTTCAATCCGTACTTTCATCTCGGTAGGATATACTTGATTACCAGATGTATCATCTACCACATAGGCTTGTTCCGTGAATGTAGCCTTGGACATAACGGCACTTACACTAGCCCTTGCCACACCACCCTCTATGAGCAATTCTACCGGATGACCAGCGAATCGCCATTTGCCTACGATACCCGAATTAAAGTTAGAACCCATCGCTTCAACACCAGCCGCGATGTTTGCACCGATGCCACCGATAGCCCCTGCCACCGGAACACCAGCCAACTTGCCGGCCATAGACGATTCAGACCTTGCTTTGCCCTCGGCATACATTTGGGAATCGCTAGATATGTAGCCGACAAGCATCTTGGTCTGGTCCATCGAATGTTGCATTGCGGATGTCATCATAGCCATCCCTGCCGCATCCACTGGGTCATCGTTGTAAAGGGCATCCGAACCGTGCTTTGCAGGGCGATAGGTAGAAAGGCTCATACCCAGAGTTTCATTTCTGGACACGACTTGTTCCCAACCTTGGCTAACGATTTCTTTGCGGAGTGACCTTTTGCAATCCACATAGTCGTTATAACTCAAGAAATACATTGTGCCGTCAAGCGTGATAGATTGACTTAATGTACCACCACCATCGTTCCATTGAACACCCGGCAGGGGCTTGGACAACTTGTCCGCAGGGTCGTTGCCGGTTGCTTGAGAACCTAAACTTTGAATCAAGGATAGGAACTTCTCAACGGCACCGGTACTCTCTTTGGATGAGTACGATGGGAAATTATGGTCATCAAGGCTAATAGGATTGTCCGAATACACATAGAGACAACCATACCGATAACAGTTGGCTCTTGCCGCATAGCGAAATTCTTTAGATTCAATCGTAGGCATCGTTTACCCTCAAGCCGGCCACGGCTCCATATAAGGACTAGACACCATAATCGGTGTAGTTCCCGGATTCTTGGATGCCGCGAGTACGGCTTCTCGCATCGCTTGGTTTTGCTCTGTTTGTTGTTTCCAATCGTCCATAGAAAAGTTCTGCTGGGGTTCTTGCGGAGGGGGTGCGGAGACCCTAGCCGCTTCTGCCGGGTTCGTGAGAGTCGTTTCTTGTCTCGTCACAAGGGGCTTTCCAACTTGTGCGAACCCTGCATTAACACCCTTGACGGCAGATGTCGTGTCAAGTGTACCACCACCCAAGGCGGCTTGCTTCTTTGCCGTACTCAATCTGGTTTGCCGTTCGGCTTCTTTATCCCTTTCGGATGCTACGGCTTTCGTGACTTCTCCCGATTCCGTCCATTTTCTACCGAAAAGTGGTGCGTGGTCTAACAAGTTGATAAGACCATTCAAAGCGCCGACACCTTGAGCAAACCCCTCTATGATACTGGAAACGAGTAGGGGCATAATAACTTTTGTTATGTCAAGGATTGCTCCTACACCTTGGCTTATGATAGGAACAAGTCTATCAAAAGACATTACGGCACTAGCCACCATTCCCCAGGGTCCAAGGAACTTGAGAGATGAACTAGCGAGTGTACCAAGTTTGGCAGACATAGAGCCTAGCGCCGAACCGATTGCACCCACATTGATGGCACCGGCTTTGCTACCGAATGCTCCAACCGCCCTTGCTCCCGAAGCAACGGATGCCCCGGTCTTTGTGGCTTTTACACCGACACTTGCCGTCTTGACGGCATTTTTAGTCGCACCCGCTTTCATAGGAGTTGCGGGGGCAATCCTTGTGGTCTGGGGTGTTCGCTTTGTTGCCGGAGTAAGCAAGGATGAACTCTGCCGTGTGGCTTTCTGCATCTTTGCATTCTTCGGAGCTTTCTTTGGTGTCGGTTCTTTCTTTTCCGTAGGTACGGCTTTCGGGGGGTTCGGTTCTATCTTTGCCGTAGGTTCGGTCTTCGGGGGGTTCGGTGCATCCACCTTTGCTTCAACGGTGGGTGGCTCAAAGTCAAGCAACTTATTTATGCTATCCTTTGTGATTTCCGGAATCTCTTGAATCTCGGCAATGTCCGCTTTAGCAATATTGGGTGTGTCTTCGCCCTTGATAGCCTTGGCAACATCGGACATTGCCTTTTCAACCTTGGGCAATGAGAACTTGTACTTGCCAGAAGCCAATCCCTTTTCAATGGATGCCCCCTGCGATGCAAGGCTCTTGACATCGGAATCCCTTTCGGCATAGAGCTTGGATGCAGAGCCGGGGTCTGCGATGTGTTGCTTTGCGGCACGGATGGCAAAATCTTCTTTGATATTGTCCGTCCGGGTAGCAAGCATCTTGTCCGCAAGGTTCTTCTTGTTTTCGGTGATGGTGTTCGCACGTGCTATCTGGGGGTCTTCTTTTCGTTCTTTTACAAAACGACCAAGACCGCTAATCAAGTATTTTGATAGCGAGTCTTGTGCCATATTACCGGCACCTGCGATAGCGGATTCAAAAGTACCATACTTGTCCTTGATAGTGGCTATCTGCCGATTAGCCATATCTTGTGCGGCTTGCTTTTGAACTTCGGCTTTTTTCTTCTCGATGTCAAGGGTGTTCTCAAGTGTCTTTTGGTGTTCCTTAAACAACAACTGTTGCATACGGAATGCCTTGAGTTGTTCTTCCGTCACTTGGGGAACGAGCCTTTCGGCAATGTCCATCATCCTTTTGTTTCGTTCGGATTCAATCTGGTCTTCTGCGATTTTTGCTTGGAGCAATTCACGGATTTGGGATTGAACATCCGATGCCGCACCGGTTAATCGGGCGGTTTGGTTTTGGGCATTCTGGACCTTGATTTGTTCGGAAAGGTTCTTGAGACTATTAGCCACACCATCAAACGACTTGAACGCCCGATTGAAAATATCTTTCAACGGGTTTCCATCTTCTTTGGACTCCGTGGTGCTTCGCATATTTTCAAAAAGTTGTTCAAGCGTCAATGCCATAACTATACCTTTTTCTTATTGTTGTTCCGCTTTTCTTTCTCCAGCATTTCTTCTCTAGCACGGAGATAGTCTTCTATCTCGGCTAGGGAAAGTTGCATATTGAAATCAAAGCCTAAAATTAGTCTTATATCGGCTAGGCGTTTTCTCGTCAAGAAACGGAGTGTATTGAGTGACCTCAATAGCACTCATTGCGACCTTGTAAGTCTTTTCGCATTTGGGGCATTTGAACTCCGCATAGGTTTCGACTTCAAAGTATTTCAAGATGGCTTGGTACATCAAACCAAGAACACCGAAATCTTCAATCTCAAGCAACTTCTTCTTGATGTCATCCGTATTGCCGTCAATGGAAATGATGTGGGCGGCAATGACATCAATGTTTTCGGACTTGCCTACTTCAATTCCGCTAATCGCTTCCACCGATGCATAGCCTAGTTCATAGACGTGTTTACCATCGTCAATAGTAAGTGGGTAGGGGTCATCATCCGAAAGGCTCGGCACTGGGGGAAAGTCTTTCATTTCCACAACCTTTGTGTGATGGTGTCCACATTCGGGGCAAGTCAATTTGAGAGTCCACGATTGCTTTGGATATGCGTGGAATGCAAGCATTGCCACAAGGTACTTCAAGTCGATAGGTACAAGTTTGCTTGCATCAATCTCATCGTTCACAAGAGTTTGGATGAGCTTACGGATGTCCATAAGGGTCGGTTCTGGACCCAAGTTGATGGCTTGTTCCGCATTGATTGCTTTCATCGTAAACGACTTGAAATCATACGGCTTGAAATTGGACGGGAGTTTGTTTACTGGTATGAGCATTATGGTTTCCTCGGTTGAAATTAAATTGCTCTTAAAGTTAAATCTACATCAAGAATTTCCGCTTGTCCATAGTTCACGGAATCGGGAGCTTTATAATTGGACAAGTAGCAATTCAGTTGGATTTTCTTGTCGGGATGACCCCAAGTAAGTAGGATGGGGTATCGTTGGTCAATATAATTCGGATGGACAGTCAATCGGTAAAGTTGTCGGAGCAAGTTTTCTTGCTCTGCGGTCACGATTGCCGTGATAGTGGCTTCTTGAGTCTTCAAAGAACCATCCACGATTACAAACGGAACAAGACCCCCGGCTTCCTTGATTACGATGCTATTCAAGGATTCAAAACCACGGGGGAACTCACACACTGTATCGTAGTGTGCCGTGTCCAAGTAGGTCGTGTCTATTGCTTCTTGTACGGAAAGTGCCATATCTACAATATAAATAAAAACTCCTTGGTGAGCAAACGAGCATCGCCAAGGAGTAGTCTTATTTAAGGCTCGGACACCGATTAGGTCTTGCCGTCCACGATTGCCCATCCGTGTGCGCGGATGTTCAACTTCACGGAGCCGATTTCTGCGGAATCCGATGTGTATTCGGGAGACTGCACGGTGTTAATCTGCACACCAAGGAGTGTATAGACAAGTTCCGAAGACGGTTCGCCACCACCAGACGAGTTGCCAAGAGCTTGAACGGTAATGCCGGAGAAAGTATATTCTTTCTTGTCATTGATGTTCCTATGCTCATAGTAGCCGGCCGTGTTGTTGGCTGCCGTGACGAGAGCCTTGAAGATTCTATGGTCCATGCTTTCATAGATGTCAATGTCTTGGGATTCAATGAATCGGTCTTGCCAAGCGGCTTGAGAGATATGCATACCCTTGACTTCGGCTTCCGCATATTCAACATCCAATTCAAATTGGAAATTGGAATGGCAAGCAAAAGACATCTGCTCCGGCACGGATGCCCCAATGGATGAGTCTCCTTGTGGGGCATTCTTAATCAACTCAACCAACTCACGACAGTTGCTAAAGTCGATTCGCCAGTTAGACGAAACCATATAGTTGTAGGCTTTAAAGTTTTCGCCCAAGAGTTCCGAAAGTCTGACATTCTGCGGCATATTTTAAGCCTCCTCTGCAAGGCTTACGGCAAGAGTTTGAGTCTGGCTGTAAGCGGTGATGTAAACATCCACAAAGCGGGCAACACCCTTGAATCTTACGGCATAGTCAAAGCGGAGAACTTCATCGCCGATGACATTCTTATCGGCAGAGACGATGCCTTCTTCAATGTATTTGCGAGTAATGAATGTTTGGTTCAACTGGTTCAAGACTGCGAGACCACGATTAACCGTTTCTTCATCGTTGTATTCGGCAACGAATGCTTTCATTGCATCGTAGATAGCAAACTTCATCCAGATAAACGAAATGATGCTATGGATGTCCGAAAGCGAGGTGTCGGTAATTTGAGATGTTCTTTCTTCCCAAATAAAGAAGCCACCATCTTCAATGACCGGGTTAATCTTGTACTGACGAGCAAGAATATTACGCTCTGCCCCGGAGTATTGCTGCGACAAGGACAAACAAGTAATTTGTCCGTAGTTGTAGCCAAACGGCGGGCGGGCTTCAATACCCTCGTTGTAGTGGGTGTTGAGCAAGTCCGTGACAAGGCTTGCCATCGTGACTGCGGTTCTCTTACCGGCAAGAGTGCGATAAGCATATTGGGCATAGTCTGCGATGAAGCGGTTGCCGTGACGGCCACCCATATTGCCAGTACCGAAGACATTGGTAGATGCGGCGCGACCGATATTGGAGATACCAAGAGTGGATTCTTCCGCTTTGGTAATGGCTTCAATAAAGTCCGCTTGAATCATCACGTCACCAAGGTTCGGAGTTGCAAGGCAACGCCAACGAACAAGGTTGTCCGCAAGCAAGTTTTGCAGAACAATGGAGTATGCATGGGACTTCTGGGCGATGGCGATTGTATTTTCTTCAATCTCGCCCTCAAAGTAGTGCAACTTCGTTGTGATTTCATCCGTGGCGTAGTCAATTCTGTAATCGCCAAAGGTTTCGCTAGACTTCGGTACAACATAGTTAGAGCCGTTGAGAACGGCATCAGCCTGCATCGTAATGTAGTTTGCATCGTAATCGTCATACGAGAAACTTACAACCGCATCATCCTTGCAATAGGTCTGGTAGTAAGAAGCCCAGTAGGAGTTCTGCGGACCCATATACATATAGTCGGTGCGATTCTTGAGATACAAGTTCGTACTAATGTTGAACTTTGCAGAGTAGGTAATAGAACCTTGGTTGTTCTGCTTGGTCACATTCACGCTACCACACGGATAGCCGTAGAACCCTGCGGAGAGCTTACGATGACCCGGTTCGTCTTCTTCGGAAATCGGAAGAATCGCTTCAATCGTGATAGTGACGGAAAGACCAAAACAGTTGAGTTGCTGGGCATATCCCTTGTCTTCTTCGCGGGAGTCAAGAAGATAGTAGCCACCTTCGCCAAGACCATCGTTTGCGGAACTATCGTTCGGCACATACTGCATCCAGTCTTCTTTGATTATCGGGTTGTTGCTAGAGTCTTCAACTTGGCAAACAACCGTCTTAATCCATTCGTAGATGCCATTAGCATCAATGGAATTGTAATCAAAGATTTTCTGGTAAGAACGACCATTGACGAAAGCCGTGATTTTTACGGGCAGGGTGTCAAGACCCGAACCCGAAACATCTTCCGGGCCAACCTTGTAGCCGTCCAACTTGAACTTGCCATCGGCATCAATAAGGCTACTTACATCCGGGTTGAATGCAAGTTCTGCGTGGGTGTCCTTGTCAATGTGGTTCGCACCATCAAAGTCATAGACTTGCACACGGAGAGTTCTACCGGATGTAGCATAAGCGGACTGGGTAATGGGTTCGCTAAAACGAAGAACGATGTTGGAAGAATTGCGCGGAACAAGTTCACTTTCATCCGGCTGTTTCTTCGGGTATGTACCCTCGCCCTTGAAAAAGAGCAAGGATTCGTTTTCTTCAACCGGTGCCACGATAGCCGTTGCCGGGGACGTGGTGTCAATCTTCAACTTGCCGTCTTCAATAAAGAATTTGACCATGCCGAATACATTGTCATTCGGGGTAAGCATCGGGTTCTTTGCTCTTGTAAGAACCTGCGGAACTTTTCGCTGGGCAAGCATATATGCTTCCATCGCGGCAAGTCCGTGGCGTTCCATACTAGGAGAACCGAAAATCTTTACATAGTCGGCTTCACTGGAAATCAAGGTGGGAGTATTGCAGAGACCCCTATCGGCTTCTATGGCTCCTGCGGAACGGAAGCCGATAGCAACGGAAGCCCTCTGCGACTTGTCAATAAGATATACGCCAACACCAGCGGAATCGTTAATAGGCATTGTTGGTCTCCTTTTTTACATTACATTTTTTTCAACGAGGGATTTCAAATCCGTTCGATGTTCGGGGGCTACCGCCATTGCCGATTCGTGCATCTTGTCAAGCAAGGTCATTTCATCGTCAAGGATGGGAGCCGTTTTCTTACTCTCGGTAATCTTTGAACCCTTGGGAGCGATGAGCAACTGTTCGCAAAGTTTCTTGCCCATATATCGTTCTGCGAGTTCCTTACCCTTTTCAAAATCTTCGGCACACACCGATTTGATAAGGGTTGCGATTTTCTTCTTGTCGTTGCCCACAAAAGATTCGCCCTTGTATGCCAGTTTGCTCACATAGGATTCATCGGGTTCGGCTTCTGCGTAGGCATTGCACCATTCGTCATCTTCGGAGCAAGGTGTGCTTTCAACTTGGTCGATGACATAGTTCACGGCATTAACAAGGAAAGTTCTCAAGAGTTCCATTTCAAGGTCACTTGCGTAGTCGGGAATATCAACGGTAAGGTCTCCCGATTCCGGGTTATAGCCACCCTCAATGGTGTCTCTATCGTAGCCGATAGCCGGCAAATACTTCTGGGTCGGTTTCAAAAGACTTTCCGAACCACGAAGAATGAGTTTCTTTTCGTTGAGTTCAACGGAAACCCCAGTATCTTGCAGAGCTTCATTTGCGAGTTTGACCACATCTTCAAGTCCGTCCTTGGATTCTTTCTTGAACCTAGAACCGGTGGACTTGTTAAGGTTATCTACATACTTGTCGGGGTCTTGAACTTCGGTGGCAGAGCCATCGTTATGTACAACATACTTCTTGCCATCCTTTTCAATGGATGCAAGAGTATTCTTGCCATCGGAATAGAAAGATTCTGCAATGGCAGGGTTAAAGTCAATGTCAATAGCATATACGGATTCATAGCCGTTTGCAATCGGGGTCATACGGACTTTCGTAATTGCGGGAGATGCACTTTCAAGCACCTGGATAGCGGATGCAGTAGCCCCTGCATCCAAGGATTCCGTGAAGCGAACCGAACCGGTCTTGTACTGGTTAATATGGAACGCTTCGCCAATGTCGCAACCGAAAGCCTTGTTCATCCCGGATGCGATGTCCTGCCAAAGTTTGGTCTTTGCGGATTCGGTAAGATTCATAGAGTTTAACTCCTTTTAGATATATCTATTTGTGAATATAATAAAAAACCTTACCGGCTTTATCGGTCGGGGTATAAATTGTTGATAATTATGTAATATCTTTGTGATATTTTGTTATATCTGCAATCATAGTAAAAGAAAAAGCCCTTGGCAACTGGACCAAGGGCTATTTTTGTTTTTTTTATGGCAACTTATCAACAATTTAATCAAACTCAACTAGATATGGAATCGTCTTTCAAATTCCTTGGTCTTGAATGAATTTGGGTTTGCCACCTTTGCCACGATGTAAAGGAACTCTTGCCTATCTTCGGGAATCGGGTTGTCTAGTTTGAAAATTGGGAATGGCGAATCTTTAGGTTCAATCCAAGAATCTACCCTGCTATGCCTTACTTTATCGCCAGCCGTAATACTATTTGTCATAGAACCATCGGGGCATCCGAAACCACTATAAGATGATGTCGTGTACCCGGTAATCTTGCTTGCCGCTTTGTCGATGCATTCACGGAGTTCATTGTAGTAATTAGCATTGCCATCGGTCTTGATATTGAAAGCAAACCCCGGAAATGTAAGTAGCGGATTGATTGATTCCAAGGACTTCTTGAAATCCGTGATGATGTCCGGTGTATGCTCCAATACGATGGTGTACTTGATATTAGCAAAAAACTTCAATTCGTCAATATCCAAGGAAACACGGGGTTTCTCATTAACCTTATCCCAAACCCATTTTTCTGCGGCATCCATATTATCAAAATACTGGATAACACGACCCCCCGTTCCATAAAGAGCATAGATAGCATTATACATTATGGTTTCTCCAATAAAAGATTGTCCTTGACGAAATCCAAGACATATCGGATGATGCTCATACTCAATGCAGGGCAATAGTAGCCGTTTTCGCAACTTGCTTCGTAGGTCTCTCGTTCATTGAGAGCTTTGCCGTAGAATGTGATAGAGAGCCAAGTATCTTGGGGATAGTGTTCTTCAACATCTTTCAAATCCTTGTACAAGTCTTCGTCAAATTGATGGTATAACTTGGTTTTCTGGTTTTTGCTATATACACTCGTTGTGCCGAATGCGTGACAATGGGAGTACACGGCAGATACATCGCGTGGGGCGATGCTATACGATGAATGTCTGCCGGTAATTTCAATAGAATAGAACGGATAATCGACTTTCATTAGGTCTCCTTTAATAATCCTTGACAAGTCTCACGGCAACACCAACCCAGTTGCATTCCTTTTCCCTGCGGATGGTATCGCCAGACATATAGTGGCAATCGTTATAGAAAGTCATCGCTTCATACGAATGCTCGTCAATGCTTGTTCTAGTAGCGAATGTGACGAACTCGCTTTGATATGTGACACCACCGGTTTTTTCTCCGTACCAACTTCCGATTGTGGCAATCTTCAAGTCGTTGCGAATAGCCCTGCCCCCGGTATAGAATCCCTGCTGCCCTTGGTGTGTCGGGTCATCAATCGGATAAGCACCCTTTGCTAGAATGAGTTCGCCCCATTCCTTGTGTGTCGGGATATGCCATCCCTCAAGATTCTTGACGATGCGGAGCATCCCATCCCTTGTGTAATAGCATTCGTGGGTCTTATCGGACCAGTAAGCCCCATCCTTGCTATCCGTGACGGAAAGGTTCTCTGCCATCCACACGACGCCATTGACGGTAATCGTTTCGGGGTTGAAATCATCGGACGGACGGCTAGTTTGCATACCAAGAATCTTGTCCGTCTTATAATCATAGAGAATCGGGGCTAATCCCGATTTGATATTCAAGAAAAGTTTGAGGTTGCTATTAGACATAATGGTTTTCCTTATTCGTTGCATACGGCATAGTTCATTTTTGTTGGGCATCCACGATAGATTTCATCGTCTCAAGAGAACGCATAAGATTATCTTGACAACCGGCTTTCTTAACCGAACCGATAGCCTTATTCATATACTCAATGGAGTTGGGGAACTTTTCGGTGACGAGTGCCATACGGAGAGCGTCAATCGCTACATACCCGGTAGTGTTCCTAGCACCATAATCTTTCGAGGTCATCTCCGATTGGATGTTGGAAAGAATTTCAACAATGAGATTCTTTGTGATGCTTTTTGTAATCTTGTTAGCCATTGGATTATCCCCTTTAGTCGTTGGTTGCATATTGTTTGCCACATTCTTCGCACACGAAATGGAGTCTTGTGAAAATCCAAGCATATCCACCGGAAAAGACTCTTTTCTTGCAGTTGTAGCATCTTTTCTTCGTGACCAAATCAATCTTGCAGAACATATCTTGACTCCTTTTCGTTGTGGTGGCTCTCCCACCTTTCCTACCTAAATATAACTAAATATCACATACTTGTCAATACTTTTCATAAAAATTTTATAAAAAAAATCCCTGTCACCGATATGGCAGGGATTCTCACTCAACCCAAAGGAAATGAATTAAAATTCATCGGGGGCTTCGGCACCGGCAGGGCTAGGGGCTTCGTTTTCTTCGCCATTCGCTTCCGGTTCGTTTTCGGGTTCGTTGCCATATTCCCTTTCAACTTGGTCAATGACACTATCTGCCCCAGCCGTGGCAGCATCGGTTTCATCGCCCTGCTCGTCTGCTACAATCTTGGTAATCGCATCGGACAAGATGCCGATGATTTCCATATTGTCTTCGTTCTTATGGCTTTCAAGAACGGTCTTGAGACGAACGATGGCATCGCCCATAGCATTGAACGATTCAACGGCGTTCTTCACGGCATCTTCTGCATAGATGACTTCATCATCAAATTCCCCTGCGAGAGATGCATCCTTAACGAGTTTATCGCAAGCATGGAGAACGGATTTCGTGAGAACTTCAAAACGGCGGCGAAGAATGTTCTTTACCGGCTTTGCAGATTCTTCGGGCTTCTTGCCCTTGTCATCCTTGCCATCGCCACATTTGGATTCGGGATTCTTGTTCTTGGATTCATCGGGTTCTACTTCCCAGAATCCGTAGTCCGAACCATCACCCGGATGTGCGCCAAAATAAGTTCCTTCCGGTGCGATGTCATTGAGAGCATCAAAAAGTTCTTCAACAATGTAGCCCAAGGTTTCATCGTCAAGACCATCCAAATCCAGAACTTCCGGGTTCGCCTTGACATAAGCATTGTACTTGTCCGGTGCATAAATCTTGAGAACTCCAAGGAACTCCGGTATCAAGTGTTCGGAACGCATCGTACCATGAGAGATAGATTTGTTTCTCAAATCTTCAATGTTCGCTTCATTCTTCATAGATTCTCCTTTCTTGTTGCGGTAAGCATCAATAGCATCCACAAGCGGTTTAAGGTCTTCTTTGAAATCCCTGCCCTTCAACTTGAACCAGTTCTTAACTTGTTCGGATGTAAGGCTCGTTGCATGGGGGAACTCATCATCCCATTCAAGTGTTGCCTTGATTTCACGGATAAGCGTTTCCCAAGCAAGACTATGAGACTTGGTAGCCTTGGACTTGCTTCTTGCCGTCAAGTCACTTTCGTTGCGGAAAGTGGTGTACATCTTGTCGATTGCATCACTTCTCAATGCACCGTTGTTATCGCAGAAATAGTCATCAAGCAACTTGTATGCATCTGCGATGGACTTGCTCACGCGAGATGTGCTATAATCCGCTTCGGACTTCTTGGATTCATCGGCATGGTCGTTCTTGATTTCTTCAACGATGTCCGGCCCATACTTTTCCAAGTAATCATAGTAGTCATCCATCGTTTCAATTTCTTCGTAGGAATCCATATCCTTGTCGATGACCTTGTTCACGGCTTGGTCTGCATACACCTTGAGTTTACCACGCAATTTCTTTGTGAACCAGTCTAAAGCAACTTGGTACATAAAGTCATTGTCTTCTTTGTCAATCGGTTCATCCTTGCCGTAGCCGTAGTAGTTTCGCTTGGCTTCGGACTTATTGGATTCTTTGAGAATTTCACTTGGTCTAATCACGTCGTTAGCCAATTCCCAATCGTGGTCATAGACATCTTCCGATGTGACCTTTTCGCCACTCTGCCAATCGTGTAAGAAATAGAGCAAGTCCTTGTCCGTATTATTGTACAAATCGCCACAAACAAGTGCATAGGTTGTACCAGATGTTCCATTTTCTTTTTCGTTTTCAAAATTAAATTCAAGAAGAACATCACCGTCATCGTTGATTGTGGTCTTATCAACCATTTCAACTTTATCTGGAACGGCATCTTTACCACCAGTAGCAAGGCAATAAGCCTTAACCAATTTGGAAAGTTCCGTTTCGTTTTCTTCATTCTTCTTGGATTCTTCAAAGCGGAGCCACGGCAAATCCAAGTCCACATCGTCGATGTACTTCTGCAAAATTTGCTGGAACGAACGGAGAATGGTTGGGTCTTCATCAAACAAGCCATAGTATGTCTTGACTTTCTTCTTCGGTTCTCCCGTTTTCGTAAAGAGCGTATCACCACCAATGGTAATATCGCAAGTAGGGGCTTTTGTTCCCTTATCGGTCTTGAACAAAAAGTCCACTTGGTCGAAATCGTTTAATACCGTGTAAAGAGTTCCATCGTGGGTCTTCTTTACTTCCACCTTGACATTGCCATTGTTGCCATAGATTTTATCAAGCATCTTGGCAAACGATTGTTCAAAAGAACCGGCATTTTCTTTAACTTTGATGTTCATAATGTATATCTCCGTTTAATTGTCTGCGAGTGGTCCCTTTACCGGGAGAACTCCAAAGTTTTCAACATAAATATAATAAGGTTGCTTCGCACCCATCATCGTGGCATCTTCATAAAGCCAAGTTTCGTCAAAAATTGCGTCGCTCTCGCCAGTTTCAAGGTTATAATGACCATCTTTAGCCATTTCCGCTTCAACTTCGGCAGGGTCGTGTAAAAGTTCTGGGGCTTCTTTTTCAGCCATCACGATTGCCGTGTCAAGGGCATCATAGATGTTTTCCGCACCGCCACGGACATTTACATAGAACTTTGCGGTATCATATCCGCTACCACTCCAAATGTGAACAACGGCATTTGCCATTTGTTCCCTAGATGGATAGAAACTATTGACCGAATAGGTGTTGCCATCTGCGATGTCCACTCGCATCGGGTAGTCATCATCGGGAGTGACATTATCATTTTCCCTTTCAACATCGGCGGCATTGTAAAGGTTATCGGATGCCCACATCTCAAGCAATTTTCTAGCCTTTTCGGGTTCATCGCCACCTACACTGGAATCGTCGATAAGGATATAATCATCCGTGACGATTACGGGCATATCCTCGCCATTGATATGGACGGAACTTTGTGTTCCGTCAAGGATGTCAATGGCGGTGTCGTTTGGGTCTTCTGCATCCGGGAAAAGTTCGGACAAGTCATCGCTAACAAGATAGACTTTTTGTTTATTCGGGTCAATCGCCATAATGGATTCCTTAATAGGTTATTACCATACACTTTTTAAGTGTTTCAAGCAATTCGTTCTTGTAATCTTCATCGTGAAATTCCGATTCTTCCGCATCGGGGTCATTGGAAATCCAGGGTTCATCGCCTTTCACATAGGTTGAATCCCAAGCCCTACCATAGTTCCATCCGCGCATACGAATTGTACCGTTGTCAATGGAAAAATAATAGATGCAGTCATCCGAAAGACCATCCGGGTCCAACGGCATAAAGCCAAAGACACCAAAGAATTTGTCATTGAGTTCAACCGAACCGAATTGATTTTCAAAAAGTGTGGTAATCATAAGTAAAACCCTTTTTTATAAAAAAGCCCATCCGACATCCATTCGGATGGGCTAATCGGTGTGAGTTTCTTTTTAGCCGTTCTTTGCGTCTTCAAGAGCCTTGATGACTTCTTCATCTTCAAGGGCTTCATTGATGGCACTGGCAAGCAAGTAGCAACGAATTGTGACATCGCGCTTTTCGGCTTCGGGGTCAAACTTGTCACCAAATTCTTGCAAGGCTTCGTCATACAAGTCGCCGTTGCCTACAAGGAACAAGTCTGCCATCATACGGCTCATTGTATAAGAGCCACTTCCGTTGCCGGTCACATTGTCATCTGCCCAAGCATTGTCATTGATTGCTTGAGCGAGTTCATCCTTACTATCCTCGTCATTGAGGTCATAGTCTTTGTAGTCTTCTGCATTGTCAATGATGAATTGCTTGACATCATCACGGACGGCTTCTTCGTAGTTGTACTTTTCCCAACTATTTGCGAGTTTTGTGAAATCCATAATGGACTCTCCTTGTTAAATAAAACTTGTTGTGTTGTTGCCGTTAATATAACTAAATATTAACGGCTTGTCAAGAGATTTTTGTAAAAATTTTTATTTTTTAATAAACCCAGAGATAATGGTCTCCGTACTTGGTCACGGTGTTGCCACGGATTTCTCCGTTTTCATCAAGGTAGGCATCAATGACTTCTTCTTTGTCCTTGGTGTCATCCTTGGCTTCATCGGGGAGTTCATCGTAGGTTTCTTCTACATCTTTCCAAGATGTGTACTGGAACAAGTTGTCAAAGAATACAAGGGCATCGTCAATTTCGCCAATGCCGGAATAGTATTCCCAAAGAGCATCCCAGTAGTCTTCATCTTTATCAAGGAATGCGGCAGATTCGCACATTCGCATAAACATCGTGTAGTCTATGCCCATCTTGATTGTATCGGTGGATTCGTTTTTCTTTGATTCACTTTTATTGGATTCTTCCAAAAGACCTAATGCAGACAAAGCGGATGCAAAAGATGAGCCTTCGCCATTCATAATCATATTACCACGGTTGGTAATGACTGTTATGCTTGTATGCTTACCTTCATAAATATCCACGTCCACGGTAATGCCATCATTACCATAAACACCTAACAACTTGTATTCGGCAGACTTGTCATTACTGTTTTCATCGGCATAGACATTCGGCTTTACAGATGCACCTAAAGTTTTCAACTTACGAACAAGTGACTTCAACTTGGATGCATACATAGTGTCGTTAATAGGAACATCCCTACGAATATCCCCTACGGCTTCATTCTTCTTGGATTTGCTAACCTTTCGCTTGCTCTCGAAGGTCTTGACGGATTCCGTATAAGTATTAACCATATAGGTGTTTCCGTCTGCGAAAGCCACATAGTCTTTCCCTGCCAAGTTGTCCTTGGTGTTCGGGGTCGGCTTCAACTGTCCACCACCGAACTTCTTGAGCAACTTCTTTGCTTTGTCAAGAGCATCCCTAGATGCTTCGCCATCGTCAAGTAGGTAGAAAGTATTTTCGGAACGGTCAAATCCCACCGGGATTTCTACACCACCGATGGAAACATAATCTTGCTGCCCTTCCATAGAATCATAGGCGGCATCAATATCTTCGGCTTCGGATGCCAGAAGAACGATTTGGTTGTTAGGCTTAATCATAAGTTTTATTTCCTTTTTGTTATTTGTGGTGGGCATCAAAGAAATCTACGATTTTCTTGACACGCTCAAATTTTTCTTCTTCGGACAAGTCATCCGTGACATATTCCTTGAGGGAATCCATTATGCCGAACTTTGTTCGCATAGTGTCATCGTACATAGGGTCTATGATACCAATACCACCTATTTCGAACAATTCTTTCTCGTTCGGGTTTTCATCTGCATGGGGTTCATACGAATATGCTTCTTTCTTTTTGGATTCGTTAATTGTGTACTTCATACTCGCTCCTTATTAGACAAAGTAGAAAAGATTAGTGCTTCTTGCCGTGATGACATATTTCTTGCCATCGTTATCACGGAGCAATGCACCATTCATTCCGTATGTGCCACGGCTAATACCTACAAGTTCGATGCCCTTGGACTTGAGTTCCTTGGCTTCTGCATCGGAAATTGTCGTGATGTCCGTGGCTTCATCATACTTTGCCATTCGCTTGAGGTCGGACAACTTCAAGGTAAGGCTTTCTTGTTTTTTACGCTTTTCTTCAATAGACCAGAAACCAAAGTCTGCCCCATCGCCCTCGCTACTACCGAAAGTAGTTCCATCGGGTGCGATAGTTTGCATCAAATCGAAAATATCCGATTCAAGCCAAGACAATGTATCGGGGTCGGTGTTTTCAAGGTCATTGACTTCCGGGTTTTCTTTTACGAATGAATCGTATTTATCGGGGGCATAGGTCTTGAGTACATTAAGGAATTTCGGGAGATAGTCGGTACTCTTGAGAGTGCCGGAACTAATAGACTTGTCTTTCAAGTCTTCAATGTTCGCTTCGGACTTATTGCTTTCATCCGGACCCTCTATCACTTCGGCATCTCGCCCATTGAGAGCAAGTTTACGAACACGGATTTCGGGCCAACCTTTATCCTTTGCATCTTGCTTGTGCATTTCAACATATTCGGGCCACGTGACCGTCCATCTTGCCCAAGATTGACCCGGCTTACGAACTTGAATTTCTCTATCGGCGATAGTTTCAAATTCTTCATTCTTCTTGCTTTCGGACTTCTTGGATTCGCTAACCGATTTCATAGCGTTAAGCAATTCCGTCACATTGTTAAATCTGGTGCCCCGTTCATTCCTATCGAACTTACCACCATATACAACAATTTCTTTGGTGTATTCGCCATCGCTTTCAATCATAAAGGTATATGTGACACCATTCTTGGTGGCTTTAGATACTCTGCGATACGGATAAATTTTACCGTTCCGAACATCGGAATCAAGTTCAAAGCCAAGGTCTTTCAAGCCATCGCGCATAGTATCGTAGTCATCTACATCGCGTTCGCCATCTTCTCTTGTTTCGTGTTTCTTTGATTCCGGCATCTTGAATGTATCAATCGCAAAGATTTCAGACGAAATCAATTCTTCAATCTTCTTGTAATCTTCAAGAGTCATACCAACGGTTTCGGGGTTGGAATACCACTTGCAGACATTTTCGGTGCAACCAAGTATCGGAGTTTCATTGTAATAAAGTTCAAACCACAAATCGTATGCACCATCGCAAATACGCCACGGCCCATTCTTTACCGAGCCACCTTTTACATTGTAGGTTCGCAGCATATTCTTGAATCCACCGAAATTCAATGCTTCGGATTTCTTCTCGCCCATCATTGCGATTTCGGCATTAACCATTCGTCGGTCTTCGTCATCAAGAACGGCATCAATACCAGCCTTAACACAAGTGTAATCGTCATCGTATTCACGGAGAGCTTCGCCATAAGCGTGTTCAAACACGGACTTGTGGTCTGCAAGCCATTCGGCTACTTCATCCGTAGTAGATGCAGTCCACCCATATTCATCCTTGAGAATCTTGTGTGCAACATCTACAAGATACGGAGACACCCTGCCTTCGGATTTCTTGGATTCGCTATTGGGCTTATTCGGTACGAAAAGAATCACACCCTTTCCCATAGTGTCATCTACAAAATAATCGGGGTCATTGTCCTTAATCCAATTATAAAGGAAATGTGCCGCACGGTTTTCTTTATCGTATTGGTCATAGCAAGTAGCAAGCATATTGATAAAGGCATTACCATCTGCATCCTTTACGATGTTGCCACGTTGCTTAATCCAATCCGTGATATTCGTAATGTAATTATTTCGGATTAACTGTTTAACTTTATTCTTGTATGCATCCCATTCGGGGTCTTTTTCTTTATCGGCTTCACTAATATGGGATTCCATCTTCTTGGATTCATCTATCGCAAAGAACTTCTTCAAGACATTCTTCAATTCTTCAATGGTCTCAATGCCTTCCGTGAATCCGTTGTTTCGGGGGTTTCTATCCGTGTACCATACACGGGCTTCGTAGGGTGGTTCAAGACGGACACTAACAGTCTCGCCCATCTCATCAAGGCTATCCCTGCAATCAAACACCGGAATAGTATTATCGCCATCGAACCACTTATTGTCCACGACAAGGTTGAGTTCATCAAATAATTCGCAAACGGCTTCTTCGGTCATCTCCTTGGATTCATTCTTGGATTCTTCGCAGAGACCAATCCATTCCTTTGCCATTTCGTTTCCCTTGTCCGTGAGATTCATACTACCGGGTTCAAGCAAGCCCCGGCGTTCCAATTCGTCAAGGACTTCGCCCCTACGATTGACCGGGTAATTGGACAAAGCCTTACCCGGCTTACCAAGGCATTTGATGTTTGCTACGATAGTCTGCAATGTCTTATCGGGAATAGCCCTGCCCTCGTTCTTTGCTCCGAACTTCTGGGCAATTCGCTTTTCACTTGTGCCGGATTCGCCCACCTTGCTTTCAACATAGGCAATCTTGCATCGCATCATCTTTCCGTTGTAGTCCACGATGATGGTGGACGGACTATCCTTTTGTACAAAGGTCACTATCGCACCATTTGCGACGGTAGGAATTAACTTAATCTTGTCTCCCTTTTGCAGAGAGTTAATCATTGATTTCTTATTCTTTCTCTGGTCATCAATACCAAGGCACTTGTTAATCCAAACCCATTCCGTGTTAGTTTCGTGGTCGGTAATCTTGTTGTTGTCTATTTCCCACTTTTCAAGTCGGGGCTTGAGCCACTTTGCTACTGCGGTATTCGTTTCAAACGGACCAGCCGTGACATCTACATCCTTGTAGCCGTATTGACCACCATCATTTCTAATGAGAATTTCAACGGCGGTCGGTTTGTTGTTATTGTAGGGTTCTTCTATGCAGAACCAATTTCCGAATTGCTTGATGACCTTGCAGTTCTTCTCAAGTTCTCGCTTTACATCTGCAAGCAAGTCTTCTCTGGAAGACCAATTAAAGAGCCAACCTTCGTTCTTCTTGGATTCGGATATTGCCGAGCCGTTAGTAATAATCATCGTGGAACTCCTATGACTTTTGTTTGGAGGATATTATTCAATATGTAATATAATAAAAAAGTTTGTTCTTCCAAAATCCTACATATAAAAAAACACCCCACATCTTGCGATGGGGATGTTTTCAACACGGGGAAACCCTACGGATTAGCCGTTAGAGCCACCATTGCTTCCGCTACCGCTACCACCCACCGGGCGGTTAGCAAGGTAAACATTCACATCGGCAGCCGGGCCATCATCCTTGGTAATCACGATGCGCTGGACAAATTCGCCCACGACCGGTTCAATCGCCTTCCAAGAAGCGATAGCACGCTGGGTCTGGAACGGATTGTCTGCAACCGGCATAGTGTCGGTCAAGAAGACCGGCATATAGGTTGCACACACAACCGGGGCTTCAAACGGAGAGTTATCGGAGCTATAAGCCGCGATGACTTCGTTCGGTGCAACGATGGTGTTGCTACGGATGACCGTGATACCTTCGTTCTTGAGAGTGCCATACACGTGCGGGCCAACAAGGTTGGTCTGCGGAGCCGGAGTGAAGCCGGGGAGAGATGCGATGTACTGGCAAGCAACATAACCCGCAACGAGTTTGTTTGCATAGCCCTTACCCGCACGGCTACCGATGGCAGCCGATGCTTCCTGAATGGCATAAAGGAACGAGATACGATGTTCCATTTCGGAGATGCCAGCCGGACGGTTGAGACTCCAAGTGACCGGAGCCCAGCGGTCGGCACACTTCTTGTAAGCAAGAAGAACCTTTTCGCTTTCTGCCATAGCCATGTGGCCGGTAAGGTCTGCGAGAACTTCGTCACTTGCTGCCTTGCCGAAGCGCTTGTTGAACTGGAACGACTTGAAAGTACCGAGCATTTCCTTGAGACCGATGATTTCGGCAGAAACCACCTTGGAGTCAAGGGCATATTCGATAGCCGGAACATCCGGTGCCTTTTCAAAGTCCACATCGTATGCGACACCACCCTGGTAGTTGCCATCAACGGTAAGTTCAATGTCACCACCATTCTGCGATGCAGTCACATTTACCTTGCCATAGAACACCGGCAACTGACCCGGACCAGAACACTGACCGAGAACATCAACCACATTGCCACTTGCATCAACAAGGCGAATGTTGATGGGAGTGTTCCAGCGGAGATTGCCAACACCATACTTGATGGTAGCCTTGCCACCCTTGATAGCGGCAAACTGGCGTTCGCTCATATAAGCGGTCGGGGAACTCTGCCAACCCTTGAGAGCCGCGAAAGTCACGGCATCAAAGTTCTTGGCGGCGAGCTGTGCCGGGTCAATCGGTTCTTCACCCGGACGAGAACGGACATCAAGGAATTGCTTCCAAGCACCATTCATCGAGGTTTCGCCTTCCATCTTGCCATCCGCACCCATCCAGCGTTCTTCCGGGAGAGCCGGCAGACCATTCTGGGCGGTCAAAGGATAGCCGTGGGTAAAGGTCTTCTTAAAGTAGATGAGACCCTGGGCTTCGTCAAGAGTCTGCACGGATGCCAACTGCGGAGCAATGGAGAGTGCATAGGTTGCAGAGATGAGGTCAAGAGCCACACGCGGAAGAACACCAAGGCTAGATGCACTGGAGTTTTCCTGCACATAGGCTTCGTACTTCTTGTAGTTGTCCAACTGCGCACCAAGATTGAACATATCATTCTTGGAGAGACTACCCTTGAAAGTAGAGCTCTTTGCGAGGGCTTCAAACTGCTTGCCATAGCGGGCTTCGTAGGATTCTACGATGCGGTCGTACTTGGCATTAGAGAGTTCTTCAATAGATGTTTTCATTGTTTGTTTCTCCTATTGATTAGGCTTTCTTGCCGAGTTTAGACTTGAATTTCGCACGGGCTTCGGCAATATCCTTTTGGCGGGATTCCTGCTTTCTTGCAGTGCGACGTGCTTCAAGGCGCTTCTTGAATGCTTCGCGGCGTTCACTTGCCGTGCCGTTGGAACGGCGGGCTTCGAGACGCTTGCGGAATGCTTCACGGCGAGCCTTTTTCTTTGCTTCTTCGGCACCATCGCCCTTCTTGTCTTCGCCCTCAACGGTGGCAGAGCCGAGGACTTCTTCATCTTCGACTTCTTCGTTAGAGTTGGACAACACGGCTACAATGCCAACGTTCGGGTCTTCTGGGTCATCGGAAACGACAACCTGGATGTCCTTTTCCTTGTCCGCATAAATGACTTCTGCTGTGCCGGCATCAAGTTTGATGTCACCGACTTTCACAACACCGTCATCTTCACGGAGCTTTCGGGATTTGATTGTTTTAACCATTGTTATGGTCTCCTTGATAGGGTTCGGTGCATTTTTAAAGTGACTGTGGGTCACTCTCCTACAAGGGTAGTTATTGCACGCACGGCAGGGATTGCCGGCCCTCTAACAACGAAATGTATTAAATAAAATGCAAAATCTTGAGATTATGTTGAAAAAACTTGAACTTTTTGTTAATTTGTTGTGATATTCTATTATATACAAATGATATTCTATTATATTTTATATGATATTTTATTAGTTTGTTGATAAAGTGTTATATTTAGTTTGTATATAAAAAGAAAGCCACCCGGAAAAATCGGGTGGCTCGTTTTAATTTTTGGATGGATTTTATTCCTTGCCGATGTAGGGCTTTCCCTTCGGAATGTATGCCGTAAGGTTGGTCACTTCTTTAGTTGGCATCTTATCAATATCCATAGAAGATTCCGTGAAGAACTTCTTCATAGAATTAACGAGTTCTTGGTCACACTTATCCGTACCAGATTTGCAAGTCTTGAGGAATCCACGGTTAAATTCTTCAAAACTGAAATTACCAAAATTATCCGACGGAGCAAGACCCTCATAGAACCAACCACGGTCATTGTAATTGATACTAACGAGAATAGGCAACCATTCCTTTGTTTCTTCGTCACGATACTGCATCATACCATAGGGGAGTTCATCGCCAATGACATCTTTCGGATTTTCGGCTTCGGACTTCTTGGATTCGCCTTTAATAGCCTTATGAATCTTGGTAGCAAACGGCATAAGGTTCTTATCCACTTCTGCCATTGCAGAATCAATCGCTTGCTTGATATTTTCGGATTCGCCCTTGCCCAAGGTTTCCCAATGGTAGCCGGTAGTTTCGTCAAGACCATCAACACTTACGATGAACTTGCCATCTTCGCGTTCGACTTCAACACGAATCTTAACATCACTTCCATAAGAGCCATTCATTTTGTAATAGCCCATATCCGAAGAATCTGCCATTGAAACAAGATTCGGTTCGCAGTTAAAACGCTTCTTGCAAGCATCGTACACTTGCTTCAATTCGTTCGGGATTTCCGTGTGCTTGAACAAAATCTTTTCTTCGCCAATAAAACTTTCAATGGGTCGCTTGGTTCGGGCTTCGCCTTTCTTCAAGGATTCTTCTGGGTCATTGTCTTCGTGTTCATAATCGTAGGCAAGGTCATTAACCAAGTCACGGAACTTGTATGTAATACCGAAAGTTCCAAAAGCCTTAAAGAACCAGTCGATAGCCCAAGTAGAAAATTCATTGGTGTCCGCATCGTCAATGCCGTTAAGCAACTTATTACGGAGTTCGTTAAACTTGATACCATCCTTATGGTCTTCATCCCAAGACCAGTTGATTCGTTCAAAGTTGCCGGGAATCTTGTAATCGCCACCATTGACATACTTGTACATATCATCTTGGATGCGTTCGCACAAATCGCCATAGTACCCGGAATCCTTAACCGTCTCAAGGGCAAGTTCCGTAAAGTAGGGGTCATCGCCACTACCCTCAACATCTTTCTTGATGTCTTCGCCTTCGGAATCCAAGATGCTCGTTATTTCTTTTTCCAAAGTTTCGGCGTCAAGCCAATCGTGTTTTGGAAGAGCTTTAGAGATAGATTCCTTTTTCTTCTGCATTGAGCATTCATACCTTTTCATAGGTTGTCTCCTTTTGTTCATTAAACTTTCGTTGTTGAGATACTTGTAATATTGGTCAAGCAATTTCTTGATGTCCGGGCATTCGGGTGGATAGCCTTTTGCAGTATCGCTTACATAGCGATTATTCTCTTTGGAGAATATAGAGACGTGCATAGCCGGGTTGCCACCATAAGCAACTTCCAATGTGAACTTGTTCCCATCCCTATCTTGTAAGTCAATAAGGACATTGTACCCATTTGGTGTCGATTCTGTAATAGCATCCGAAATAACTTTAACACCCGGTAATCTTTTAGTAATTGCTTGTGGAATGTAATCCAAAAGTATTTGTATTAGTTCGGGGTGTTTATCCAATCCGCGTAATGCCGTGAATGCATCTTCAAGCTCAAAATTATAATTTTGATGGCGTGATTGTGCATCGTAAATGTCGTTATAGTAAGGCTTTGCTTTCGGGTGGTACTTGAAAAGAGTATCTTTTAAATTCTTTTCCGCTTCGCCCATAGTTCTGCCAATACCAAGTGAATCGGCATACTTAATGTTTCTGCCGTCTTGATACGATACCGTTGCATACACATAGTTCATAGTAAAAACCTTAAACTTGCTTTATCTGGTTAAGGGCTTTTATATACAACTTCGCCGCTTTTTCTGCCGCGGAAAGCATACCTTTAGCCATTTCAACGGACATATTGTTTATGCCGGGGTCATTACCGATGAACGTGCAATAAAGGTCTTTTGGACTACCATTCTCCGTGCAGACTTTTTCGCAATCGCCAATCAAAACTTCCGTAGAAAATTGACCATCTTTGTAATAGTATGTTGCCACAACGGAAATGTTAGATGGCGTTTCTATACCGGTGCTTAACAGAATATATGCAATAATCCTATCGTCATCGGATGCTTCCATTGGTGTATAACCTTTGGCATACAATAAGTCCGGGATAGTTTCAATGGCTTCATTCTTTTTGTGAGATTCTTTTACTTTAATCTGCATAAGAATTACTCCTTACCCAAAGAGTCGGGTTAAGAACGAATCGTCATCTTTCTTGTTAATCTTGGTTTCCACGACCTTGAATGTCTGCGGAGTGGAATATTCCTTTTCAATGCTTTCAAATGTAGCACCGGCCTTTCTGCGTTTTTCCACAAAGTCTTCGTTGAGACCTTGCTTGTTAGCGAATCGCAGGGTCTTTACAAGTTCGTGGGATTCCTTGATTTCCTTACTCAAACTTTCGCAATGCAAAACGATAGACCTACGGATGTCTTCGGTCACTTCCGTAAAATCTTCCAACTTGTAATTGTCACTGGACCCAGAGGTGCAGTCGGACATTATTACGGCATCCTTTTCAACGCTTTCAACCATATAGGTGTTGCCGTCAAGTTCAAGTTCTGCCCCGATTTCCTTGGCGGTCTTGAGAAGCGATTCGGCTACGGCGATTTCAATGGATTCATCCTTTTCTTGCTTGGATTCCGTAATCATCTTGGGGTGGGCGTCCAAGAATCCGGGGTCTTGAACAAAGTCAAATCGTTCGAGCTTGTAGGTCTTCGGGTCAAGAATATCGTTGCCGTCTTCATCCTTGCCATTATAATCGCCATCGGCTCTGGAAGACACATACATCACGACACCCGAACGGAGCAATGTATAAAGAGAATTGCCCATCGGTGTATTAAGAATGACATCTTCGGCTTCGCCAGTTTCCCAGTTGATGTTTCGGGTATAGTGGCTATAACGACCCTCGCCAAGGTCTTCATCCGTGATTTCGGCTTCGTGACCGACACGACCAATCATTTGGTTATTCTTGACCTTGCGTTGAACTTCTTCGTCTTTCCCTGCCGCTTGCCAAAGTTCTTCGGTGTACTTACGGCGGTTGCGAGATACACCACCCGGTACAAAATGTTTACCCTTGACGATGGCAAGAATAGTACCATTGCTATTGGCTACTTCGGACTGTGCAGATTCATTGACTTGCGAAATGTCATCAACGAACTCGCACTTGAATGGAATGAAATCTTCTGCAATCTGCATAGTAATTAACCTCGATTGGAAATGGCTTTTTCAATTTCGCCAACATATTCGTTGGGCTTTGCATCCTTTGTGACTGTGGCTTTAACCGTAATCATTTCCTCATAAGTAGAACTACCGGTGCCCCAATCAAATATAATGAATACACGATAATCGTTGTTATCGGTTGTAATCTTCAAGGTCTGCTGGTCTTTCTTTCCCAAGCGGAGTTTTTTAAGTACATAGTCGATTAGGTCTTCCGGGCTACGGAATTGCTTATTTGCTAGACCACCAATTCCGCTATAACCACCATAGACATTGCGCTTAACACCATTTTCAATGTGATACCCCATCGCATTTTCTAGGGTATAGACAAGCGATGTCTCATTAGCCTCACGGACTTTGTGTTCTTTAACTGTAATCTGCATAAATGCTACTCCGATTGAGTTTCTTATGGAGAATATAATAAAAAAGCACCCATTGTGGATAAATGGGCGCTTGAAATTTTATGGGAATAGGTCTAATATACCCTTATTTCAAGAAATCTTCAAGATTCTTAATCGGGTCGGGATGTTCGGCATCAATGAAATCCTCATCGCCAAGATAGTTAATCTTCAAGTCTTCATCGTCACCGATGCCGTTTCGAACATTATCAAGCAACTTCTTGATGAGAGCCTTGTCATACCCTGCGTGGATAGCATTGTTAAAGTCAATAGAAGCAACGATGAAACCACTATCGTATTCAAGCATTTGCTTCAAGGCTTCTTGGTTATTCGTCTTGCCGATGACTCGTTCCCAATCTTCATAGAACTCCATATCATAGGCATTATCCCAATTAAACTTCCACACATCGTCATCTTCTTCATACCACCCTGCCGTTCGGTCGGGATTATTCGGTGTAGATGGGTTGCCGTTCTTGAGAGCCTTGAGACCTTCAACATCGTTGTTCAAGATGGCATAACCGATAGGTTCGTATTCGTTTGCGAACGAGCCATCTGCGGAATTAACGTGTGTGACAATCTTGCCATCTCCATAAATTTTGGAAATTGGGTTTTCCGATTCATTCTTGGATTCCGCTACATCATTTGAAAAGTCTGCGAATTGGACACTACCGTTGTTCACATCGCCCTCAAGCCACGGATAGACATTCGCAATGACTTCATCCTTGATGTCTTGGTCATAGACGATAGTTGCAGACGGATAATCCGCAAGCAAATCATCTTCAAGGTTGTCATAAAGCGGAACGGTATCAATGAAGCCGTATGGTTCGCCAAGAACTTTGTCCGTGATAATGAGTTCGTATTGACCCACATAGACATTGTATTCTTTTTTATTGGCTTCGGAGCGATAGGTCTTATCGCCATACAACTTGCGGATGAGCTTGGTGTCACCGGCTTCAAGATGCTGGATAGTTTTCAAATCCTTGTCCGATTTAATATCGCCGACGATGTACTTGATGATATTGTCCGCATCCATATACACGGAAATCATCGTGTGCGTTTCCGGTATAATGTGATTAGGTACGAACTTTAATATTTTGTAGCCATCCGCAAGGGGGCGTGCTAATTGAACCGGTGGCAACTTCCAATACGATGGAATGTCTTTTCTCAAGTCATCGTATTTCTTTCCGATAGCACCATCCACGGCAGAAATGGTAGTATCTATATCCTTTTGATACTTGGAGAAATCAATACCCTCGTTCTTACGGACTCTGCTACCACCGGTAGGGATTGCACCAAGAGAAGCCGCGGATGCTCCGCAGTCTTCGGATTTGGATTTTACACTAATCTTCATATATTATTCCCCACAAATCATAAGGATGTAATCGTTCACGATGTCGATGTCCTTTTCCATCATAATCGTAAAGTAATTGTGGCACGTCCAAGATTGGACGCATTCATTGCCAAGACCCCAGCATATCGCCCTTATCAAAGGCATCCCACACGGAACGATAGCACTGGACGGCTTCACCAGGTGTGCTAAACTCCGCAAGGATTGTACCGGAGCCGTTATTGTTTCCAAGGCTATGGGTGTCCATCAACAAATTCTTGAGAGTCATAGCACCATTCCTTTATTAGTCGTTGTCTTCTGGTTCTTCCGTGTTGATGCCGGCTTCTTTGGCTTCGTCTTCAAGATTATAAAGGTCGGAGTCATCAATGTCATCGTTATCAACATCCACCTTGTAGGTTTCGTTATCAACGAGAATCTTATCCATCTTCTTGAGTTGTTCATCCGTATAGGACCAGCCCTCGCCATCAAGATATTCCTTGAGTTTTTCAAGACGGAGTTCTTCGGGGAGGTCTTCTACACTACGGACAACCTTACCATCAATGTAGGCATAGCCAAGTGCGTGGCAGATGGTTTCAAATTCCATCCAGAACATATCATTGATGTCCGTGTCACTTGGGGGTTCTTCGCCAAAGTATTCCGGCAAGATGTCATCCAACTGTTGCATCTCGTCATAGGTAAGTTCCTGGGCATTACTTACGGCACCACTCCAAAACTTGAAATTGTTAAGGCTGTCATCGACATAGTATTTCATTGGAAACTCCTTTTTGTTTATCAATAAAAGTAATAAAAATCTTGACCAATAGTCTTGGAATGCTTACGATTTTCATTCTTTTCCGTCTCCATCCCCTAATATAACTAATTGTCAATGAGTTGTCAAGAGTTTTATTGAAAATTATTTGGTTATGTCCTTTTCAAAGAAAGCCTTTTCCGGGACAATCACTTCCGTTCCGTCCGTGGCAATATGGGTCTTCCACATCGGGTTTCCTTTATAGTCAAGAGAACCAAGCGGAATGCCATTCGGATTATACAAATCCACGACCACTTTCTTCAAGGGGGCCATCTTCCAATCTGCGAACTCGCTTACCAAGTTAAAATGGATTATAACTTCCCACATATAGGCAAACAAGTTGCCAGTGTGGAATGACACTAATTCATCTTTTCCCAACTCTTGAATAGCCGTAAGTGCTAATCCGATGGTATTAAATGTTTCTTTGTCATCGTACCCATACTTGAGATTGACCGGAACATTGTGGATATTCTGGTATTCGGCGGCGAATGCTTCGGAAAAGTCTTCTATGAGATTCGCTTTGTTGCTTACGATAGTGCAAGCCATCGGGAACGATGCGGACACTGTTTTCTTGTATTTCGCCTTACCATCGGGAGAAAAGCCATCTTGGAGATATACCGGTCTGCGGATGATGTTTTGCAGAGAACCTTTTGTCCAGAATAGATAGGTGTACGGCTTACTCCTAACGGTATCTTTGTCCGTTCCTTGTTTCCTATCCATTTCCTTGTTCGCCATATCTTGCTCAAGGAGTCTCTGCGGACCCTCGGCATCTCCGCTATAAACAACTTTCATAGACCCATCAAAACCTTGGCGGGTAAAGAAATGTCTCATTTGAGCAAAGTAAGATTGTATGGCGATAGATTGAATCATTGGTGGTTATTCCCTTGCATTCTCTGCCGCATTTTTAATGGCATCAAAGAAACTATCGTAATCCGAACCGAATACATCAAGTTTGTCCATAACATCTTCTGCAAGATTCAAAAGGATGTCGGGCATCCAACCCTTGAGAGACTTGCCGACTTCGTAGCCCATATCGCTTGCGGTAGTTTCGGCATAGCCATCTTCGATTCGCTTCTTAACTTCTTTTGCAATTTCGCCAGCAATTTCGTCAAGCGAAATATCGGAGAGCCTTTCATTCTTCTTGGATTCGTGAACTTTGATGTTCATAGCATCCCCCTAGTGGGATTCGTTGTATGCCTTGATTTCTTCTGCGAGACTATCGGTAAAGTCTTCGGCAGAATTGATTTTCCATCGTTCGTTTTCATCCTTGGAATAGATGAAACCATCGGTGTTGCCTATTGTGTTAAACTTAATTTCAATACCGAATGGTCGGGTCATAAACACAATGTAGCCATAGCCACCCGAACCGATGCTACCCCTATCAAGTTTAAGGGGTATATCCGTTCCGTGAATCTTATTCACGAAATCGCTCAACTTGAGAATGTTTTCTTTAGCCAAATCAAAGTTAAACTTGGCCTTATCGCTATCAATGATGTCCGTATTTACGGATTCCATCTTCTTGGATTCGTGAACTTTGATATTCATAGTATTCTCCGTTTACAAGAAACATTTTTGCTGCGATGACCCATGCATACCGGCAAGTGGGCAGGGGGTCATCATATTTAAGGCTAGACCCATAGCATCCGCAATCATAACCATATCGCCAGTAAGAGTCAATATGCCCTTGGTCTCTACGGTGGTCCCGGATATGGTATGCTCTATTTTGAAATTGCCGTCTCCCCCATCAAATGAGAACTGCGTGCCATCCTTTCTGCCCTTGAGAATATTTTTACCCAAGCGGATGTGAAATTCTTCTTCAATGTTAGTACCCGCTAGTTCTACGGCAAGCCCCAAAACAAAGGCTTCGCAGAGCGAACGAACTTCCACGATGACTTCATCATCAACTTCGTAAGATACCGACTGGGACAATAATGGCTTCGCCCAGAAATCCAAGTGGACTTCTTCTTTGGCATTGAGAATGGCTTGAACCTTGATGGCTGGTGCGGTCACTTCAAGAACCTTACACCGTAGGGTGTAAGGTTTCGGGGTCAATGCCTTTCGCAAGGCGTGTGTGCCAAGGTCGAACTTCATTTAGAGTCTTCTAGTCGTTAGAACTTGTCCGTGGTGTTCTTGTACTACCTAAATATATATAAAATCTATCCAAAGACTTAATCAATGTTGTAGGACTCGCCCTTATAATAGATGCAATCGCCAAATACGGAGTGACGGATTTTTCTAGCGATTGCATGGTTATTTACAATAAGGATGAACTTGAGAGCATTATCGCTATACCCTACCGTGCGTTCATAGCCGGGGATTTCGTGGATGGTCTTTCGGATATACGGCATATTGACACCTTTAAAATTGGTTGATTTTGTTGTGTGGTCACTTTTGTTCCCATACCGAATATAATAAAATATCTTGTGCTTGTCAAGAGATTTCTTGACAATTTTTATGCGGAATCGGAATACACGGCAATTATTGTTTTTTATAGATACTTTTTAGTCGGTTCAATATGGCTTTTCTGCGATTATGGGGAGTTTCTTTTTGTAATGGTTTTGGTTTTATATTTTTAGGGGTATATGTCAAATTATGTACGATATGTTTATTTAAGCAATAACTTTTCTCA